AGGGTTTAGCGCCTTACCTCTAAAAGATAATAGGCATTAATTCCCCCAGGCCATTTTTCGGCCTATTTTGGATCCAAATACTCTCGCAAAGCAGCCTCGATCACAGTGCTGCGGTAGGAGCGATCCGCCTCCGCCCGGGCATCCACTTGGGCCAGTAGGTCGGCATCCAGGGTAATCGCTACCTTGGCCTTGGGCTGGTCGCCTTGCTGGCGGGGTGGCTTGCGCACCACCCAGAATGATAGTCGTCGCCGCTTGCCGTCCTCCACCACCTGCTGGTTGATCTTGCCAGCCAGCAAGGCCTGCATGGCCTCCGTCTTTGGCTTGGTCTTGGACAAGAAGTAGGACGATCCCCAGTTTTCGGCCATGGCCACGGCGGGGTCTTCGTCCTGATGGATAGAGATAGTTAGAAGGTTGGTAGTGGTTGCCATAGTCATACCTTTGGGCGCTATCAAAAGTATGCCCATAGTCATACTTTGCAAGGGGTTGCAAGGTATGACCCTATCCATTGCAGAGGTATGAACCCCCCAAAACCCTAGCGCCAAGGCTGGCCTAGCGTTCGTAGCCTAGCGCCAAACTCCCACCACAGTGGGATCCGCCTGCAGCAGTCCAGCGATCTACCCCCACCGCACGACACACCCCCACCGCAGCGGGGAACATACTAGGCGGACTCCTGGCCTGGCTTGGGCCGGTAGAACGGCGTCAAGCGCTGGATCGGCGGGATAGGCAGATCGGGTACGACGCCAATCCTCAGGCTATTGGCGTAGATGCAGTAGGTGCGGTTTACCCCGGGCTGGCTGCGGATCTGGCTGTGGTAGCCCTGGGCAGACTGCCGGTCGGCGGGGGAGCGGATCAGGGCAGGATCCTGGAGCATGTTGTCAATGCTCTTGCTGTTGCCCTCCATCGGCTTACCCAGGTTGTCCTGGGTGGTCTTGCAGCCTAGCCCCAGGGTGCACAAATTATCCCGCAGGCCACTGCTGAAGGTATTCCTGCCGCCAGACAAGCTAAGGTCGCCTAGCAGGTGGGACTGGTTCACCATGATCAGGTGCATGTTTAGCTCACGGCCAGCGGCGATCAGGCTAAGCAGGCGTTGCTCCATAGCCGACTTAACAGAGCCCTCCATCGCACTACACTTGCCCTTTAGCAGCATCCATTCGTCGAATACCGCCCAGATGTGGTTGCCCACCGGACGGCCCGCTTGGTTCAGCTCGAAGCGTCGCTCTAGCTCAGCTTCAAGATCCCGGATCACCATCACATAGTCAACGCCAGACTTCATCCTGGTAACAACTGGGGACAGTTGGCCCCAGCGGCTACCCTTGGGATCACAGATCACCAGCTCATCGCCCCGGTTAGCCAGGATGGCACAGAGGCATTGCAGCAGGTGGGTCTTACCGGATCCAGTCGTCGCCGATAGCAGGATATGGATCTGGCTGGCTAGGTACTGGGGCAGGCTAGTGTCCAGCGGTACTGGCTTCCACCCCTCCACCACTAGCTCCGGTGCTGGCGCTGGCGTCGCTGGCTGGCTGGCAGGTGGTGGTGACGGTGGTGGGCTGGGCTGACTTTTGGCCTTTGCTGGGCTTTCCCCCTCCGTCTCCAGAGGGGGCAGCGCTTTTGGGGCGCTAGCCATGGCCATAAATGCTTCCAGCGTCTGGTGCTGCTCAGACTTCAAGCCTTTGAGCAGCACCGATGGATCCTGGTAGCTTCTAGCCACAATCTGGCGGTTCTTACGCAGCCGTCGAATAGCGTCGTAGGCTACCAGGCCAGCTCCCAAAAATGGCACAATAGGCACCGCCGAGAATGCCGACAGTGCCAGGAATGCACCTACCCCTAGGGGCACATGGGCCTTAGGAATTTGCTGGGCGTAATGCTGGCGCAGCACATCATTGAGGAATTGTGCCGCTTGCGGGCTACTTGGCACGGGCTTTTCCATTGCCACCTCCTAAAATGCCGGGCACCTTGCCGCCCCGGCTCAAGTACTGTTGAATGCAAAGCTGCATCCCAAAGACACAGGCCAGAATACTGCCAACAGCAGCCCAGCGAATGTCAGCAAATGTCACCCCACCCATGGCCACCAGCGTATAACTGGATACTGGCGGCCACACTAGTAAACCTGCGATAAAGTCCACCGCATAGCCGAGGGTGGCCCAGAGGGTGGCATCTAGCAGCTCCTCTGGATCCGCTAAGGCAAAGCTAGGCACCTTGCCGCCGACCAACTTATTCAGCGTGGGGAAAATGCCGGCCCCGCCATTGGTGAGGAAAATGGGCTTCAGCTCGAAACCCTGGACAAGCAGAAACACCACGACAGCAATCAAGCCGCCTAGGCGACCGCCGAAGGTGTCCTGGCCAACGGCGTTATAGGCCTTGAGGCTATTCATGAAAATAGCGCCAGCCAACACCAAAAACAGATACTTCATCGGCCACCTCCATGGCGGGCCAGCCATGCTTGGCTATACTGGCTAATATCGATGTTGCCGTTGAAGGCATACTCCTGTACTCTGCCATCGCCGTCGATCACGCCAGTATTGCCAGAGGTGTCGCACAATATTTGCCCCCTGCTGTAGGTGCGGCCCTGCCAGTTGATCGGCATCATGCCCTCAGAAAGAGTCTGCGGGGTGATGTCCTTGGCCCCGGTGGCCAGCGTCTCTGGCCGTTGGAAGTCAGCCAACACATAGTGAAACGTGCAGCCCGCTTCATAGCGTTGAGCGGCCACCTCAGCCATCTGGCTCAGGTGGTCCTGGGTGCTCAGCGCCTGCACCTGTTCTTTGGCCGCTTCGCGTCGCTGCTCCTTCACGGCCTTGCCGTCCTGAAGGATGGCAGCTCCCTGCTCAGTGCCACCCGAGAACAAAGTGAAGCCCACCAGGGCCAAGCCACCAATAGGCAAAATCAATTCTTCAATGTTCATCATTCAGCCCTCCAGCGTAAGGGTTCTCGGGTTTGGCGGTAGAATCGGTAGCCCGGCGACGGCGGGCCTGGGCCATGCTGCCAGCCGCCATAGCGGCAACCGCAGCCAGCACCGCCAGGAACGACCAGGGCAAGCTAGCGGGCTCAGCTACCGCAGCAACCGGCTCAGCCATGGGTACTGGCTCAGTAGTCGCCAGCGACTGATCGACGGGGATCGCCTGGCCCTGCTGGGTAAGGCCACGAATGTCGCAGACGCCCGCAGCGTCTAACTCAAAATAGGCTTCCCGCAGGCTAAGGCCAGCCTCCAGCGGGTATTCTTGCGGGCCCCACAGTAGGTAATTGGCGTCCCGGGGGGCGGGAGTCGATACCAGATCCTGGCATCGAGGCTTTGTAAGTGGATCCATTATGGCTCTCCAAGGATGAAGGTGGACAATTGCCGCCACAACAGCGGGCCATTGGCTTTTTGCTGGCACAGATCGGCACCCAGGCTGAAGCCAGCGAAAAGCCCCACCACAAAAATGGCGGTGGCTAAGATGGCGAGAAGGCCGTCGGCGTGGTCATGGTGCATGGCTAGCAAAAGGAGCGGAGTCGTACCGCTCACCCCCACAATGGTGGGGTCTTGAGAGTTCATTGGACTCAAATTTGACTCCAATTTGAAGATCCACCCCCACTGGCGTGGGGCCTGTCCCTACTCCTCGTCAGTGCCACCGTAGGCAGCGGGCAAGTGCAGGGCAGGAGGCTGGATCCCGGCGGAGAAAGCCTTGAAGCGCTCGACCAGGTCAGCGTCAGGACGCTTAGGCAAAAGGCCGGAAATGTCAATCGGCTCAATGGTGGTGTTGATCACCATGGGCCGGACATTGGCCAGTCGGGCCATGACAGCCCCCATCAAGCCTTGGCCGCTAAGGGCGTCTTCAAGCAATGGAGCTATCTGATCGGCCAGGCGCTCCTTAGTAGAGCTGTACTGCTCGGCCAGGCTGGCTAGGGCCAGGGCGTCTGACTGCATCTGGCCAGCAATGGCCATTGCCAGCTCATGGCCAGCGGCTAGCGGCGCAGCACCCTCGGAGGTGCCGGTGGACTGGGACTGTTCGTTAAGTTGATCGGAGAGGTTCATAGGTTGTGGTCCTTTGCAAATTGGATTGTAAGTTGGCGAGCTGACTGAGGATCCCGTTTGGAGTTCCGTAGCTTGGCATAGTAAGCCAACACTCTGGCATAGTTCGCCGTGAACGCTTCATGCTTGAGAGCCAATTCTTTGCGCAAATAATACAGTCCACTACGGCTAACCCTTCGGCCAACCAATGAGCTGACTAATGAACGGAAATGAGGCTCCGTCATCAAGGCGTCAATTTGGGTGTCAGAATACTCCATAACGAGAAACCAGCCTTTTCAGACGTTGATTCTGAACAATGTTGAACAATCTTGAACAATCCTGAACAATCTTGAACGTTCAACATTGTTCAACGTAGGATCCACCATAGCACAGCCTAGCCGTTTTTGTGGCATTTATTTGGCGCTTTTGCGGGGGCTGGTAGTAAACTGTGACAGTTGCTATAATTGATGGCTTTCCATGGCAGACGCACGAAACCAGACCACGATCACCCTCAGCCCGCGGGCTAACCGAGAGTTCGGGGAAGTTGCTGAATGGCTAGGCATTCCTCCAGCCAGCTTGATGCGGTTCAGGCTGGAGATGGACCACCAATCAGAAGAATTTCAAAAACTACTCCAGCGGGCTAGGCAACGTGAAGTTCCGCCCCGGGATCCATGCGCTGAAAGCAGTACGTAATATAAAATTTTGATCAGTACCGCTGTTCTAATGCGGATATTGGGTATAGGAGTTCGGACTATTGACAATTGTTACGAATTTTTGGAATGAGCACACGCACGAATAAAGCGCTGATGAGGCTGGAGGCCTGCATTGCGTTGTACCGGGAAGTCGGTATCACCGACTATAGGTTGGAGTTGCACCCTGATGCGCCAGGCGTCTGGATCCTGGTATTGACTTGCACTCATGCCAATGAGGCTGTGTTCAAGTCGCTGCGGTCAATCTGGCTTATCTGCTCAGAGGAATGGAACCTAGGTGGCATTCAGGTCAACGACCTGCAGCCACTCATGGCAGACAGCCTTAACCTTTGCTGTTGGCCTTGATCCGGTTACCATTGGCATCGGCTTTGCCAAAGTAGATATCAAACAACGCTGCTGCTGTCACCCGCTGGCCATTGCCAAGCCGCAGCACGCCAGCGCTTTCTAGCGCCCACAACACCTCCATCGCCGGGGCCCCGGAGCGGCCATAGCGAGGGGATAGGTGTTGCATGGTGCCGATGCCGATAACGATCCCCGTCTCCTCCTTAAGTTTTTGGCAAAAACCGATCCAATTTGTGCATCCATACTTTTCCCGAATGATGTCTAGGCATTTCGCGAAATTGTCTGGCCGCGCCTGTTCTACCGAACTTATTCTAACTGGCATGTTGTTTTTTTCCTCTAGGGTTCACGCCCCTAGCTTAGCACCCAACTTAAAGCAGGCAACCGTAGACAGCCAGAACCCTTCTAGTAGCAAAAGCCACAGCGCTTGCCGCCATGCGCTAGCCGATACAGGCGCATATCAAAGCGGGCACCCTAAAAAGACGGTTGCCAGTTTATAGCCGCTGACTTATAATTGGGTTGTAGTTTACAAGTTCACGCCATGACACAGCAAAAGCTAGTGCGGCTAGACCGAGGGCTGCATTACGAAGCTAAGGTCTACGCCACTAAAAGGCAAACTTCTCTCAAGGAGCTAACCGAGACGGCCTTGGCCGAGTACATGCAGCGCAACCCTGACCCAGGCCAAGCGGCCTAGGGTTTTTTATTGTCCACTTTTGAAGCGAGGAACAAATGGATAGCGTAATAGAATCATGCCTTCTAGAAAAGAAGGCGACAATTCATAGCCGGATCCAAAGGTTCGGCCCCCAAACCACCAGCAGCATTTGCCGAGGGCTCAACACCGAATGGACCGAGGCAGACTTCCCTAAGGTGCAGGCTGAGCTGCAGCGGCTGGCGGAAAGCCTGGGGATCGCCGAGACTGAGCGGGGATGGGTGCTCGATACCAGCATTCTGGCCCCTGAACAGAAGCGGCGGTATACCCTAGAAAGCCATCGGATCCAGGTGGCACAGAAGGTTGCCTATGAAATGGGTCTGGAGGGCAAGCCTGAAGTAGCTTGGCGGGCCTTGTCTCGGCGGGTAACTGAACTAACCGGAGAGAAGATCCACGAGGCTTGGTTTGCGCCGTCTGGGCGAGGGGCTCACTTCCGGGAACACATCGAGGCATCCTTTGCCGATGGCTTGGCTGAGCGAGAAAAACGGATCGACGCCGTGGCTAGCGAGCTGGGCGGCATCGTCGAGGAAGTTGTTGGTGCCACCAATGGCAATGGCAATGGCCACCACCTGGACGACGACGAGCCCACCGAAGAGGACTTGACGCTGATCCAAGAGATTGCCAAGCTTGAGGCTGACGCTGAAGAGTACCAGGATCGGATCAAGGCCCTAGAGGCCCAGCTAGCGGCCATAGCCTGGGCCAAAGGCGAAGCTGAAGAGTACCAAGATCGGATCAAGGCCCTAGAGGCCCAGCTAGCCGCCTCAGCACCGACCCAGGTACAAACACCCCAGCCAGATACCGGAGGCACCCTAGAGGGCATTTTAGAGGCCCTGGAAACCCAACTAGAAGCTGCTAGCCTAAAGGCAGAAGCAGCGGCCAAGGCTGTTAAGGATGCCGAAGAGCAGGCTGAACTGGCTGAACTGGAGGTAGATCAGGCCCGGCAGCGGCTACAGACCGCGTTGGAGGCAGTGAATACCCTCCAGGCACTCAAGGAGGGTGAATGAGGAGCGCCACCTTAAGCGCCCCTGCGGTGGTCCGTCAGCTGCATCCACAGCACTGGCGGGCCCTGAATTTAAGGGGGCGTCTACTTGTGTTTGAGTCCATGCTGACCTACGACCCGGCTAGTGCCCTGCGCTATGCCCGGCTAGTGGCTGGCGAACGCCTGGATCCAGTGGCCCATGATCCAGAGAATACTACCCCGCCAGAGGTTAAGGCCATTAAGCGCCAAGTAGCCATGCAGGCCAGCGAATGGCTAGCCCAGGCCATGGAGCCAGAATGCTTTGCTGCTTACGAGCGGCAGATCGTGGCGCTCATGAAAGGCAAGCGCTATGTGCCTCGCTACCAGATCCAGCTCCAGCTGGGCCTCTATGGCCGGGCGGTTGCCATCCACAGCCCCAGGTTTGTCAGGAAAGGCTCTGCCTATTACTTGGCCTAATCCTGTCTTGTGTTCCCTTTTCCATCCACCCTCACCCTAAGGAGTTCCTATGGGCACAACATTACACCCCGTATTCCAGCGGGAATCTATGATCTGGCAAAGCATTCTGACTGCCAACGAAAAGCTATTGCTGCTTTGCCTTAACTCCTTTTTAGGTGCTGACGGACGGTGCTTCCCCAGCATCGCCACCATGAGCCGGATGACTGGCTTTAGCCGCAGCACCACTAATCGCACCCTGGCCATGCTCGAAGACCAGGCCATCATCAACAGCCAGGAACGCTACCGCGATGACGGCAGCCAGACCGCCAGCGATCGGTTCTTGGATTTTGACGCGATTCCAATGGCCAAACCGGATCCAGATCCAACCAAGAATCAAGGTGAGGGGGGGTGTCAAATTGACATGGGGGGGTGTCAGGATGACATGGGGGTGTGTCACAGTGACAGGGGGGGGGTGTCAGATTGGGAGGGGGGGGGTGTCACAGTGACACACCAAGAACTATCCAGAAGAACTATCCAGAAGAACTATCTAGATCTTTTCCCCCCTACCCCCCGTTCAGAAAAAAAAGGGAAAAAAGAAACCAGCAAGCTGGATCCGGAAAGAACTGTTGCGCCGCCCGCCGCCGCGCCGGTGGCCGCAGTGGATCCATCCAAGCCTGATCCGTTCGCGGCCCAGTTTGCGCCTCGGCCATGGCGGGAGAATGGGTGGGGCAAGATTTTGCCAAAGTTCTGTGAGTTCATGGTTGCTGGCAAGCACATTGTTGTTGACGGGCAGATGAACCCTAAGACGAAGGCGATGTACCATGTTTCAAACCTGGAGCGAGATGGCAAATGGGATAAGCTGGAATATCTCTGGGCTGAGTACCAAGCCAGCCTGCAGCCAGCCAAGCCAAAGGCTAAACTGGCCAAGGAAAGCTATGACGAGCGGATCAGCCGGCTGATGAACCAACAGAGGGAACAAGCATGATTGCTCAAGTCAAAGTACCGGTGCCGGTGGGCGAGGATGGCCTACTGCCACCCCAGGCCATCGAGGCAGAGCGCGCCATCCTGGGGGCCCTGCTCTACCAGCCAGACTTGCTGGAGGAGGTCTCGGACCTGCTGTCGCCCAAAGCTTTTTATCTCGACTCACACCGGCTGATCTACGAAACCTGCGTAAGCCTGCTGTCCCGGGGAATTCCCTGCGACATGATGCAGGTGGCCATGGCGCTAGATGTCAAACAGTTGGAGAAGGTTGGGGGCCGGGCGGGCTTGGCCAGCTACCTGGATAGCGTGGTATCCGGTGCGGCAGTTGATCTGCACTGCCAGCAGGTGATGGACGCCTGGACCCGGCGACGGCTAGGCAAGTTGGGCCAGCTGATGGTGCAGCTACAGCATGATCGTTCGCCCCTGGATGCCTTGCTAGAGCGGGCAGAAGCTGAGCTATCGGCTCTGATGCTGCAGGAGTCCACCGGTGGCCTGGTGCCCATGGCCGAAGTCGCTGCCGAGGTGTACACCGAAGTCGAGGCCAGGCTAGAGAGCCGGGAGCTGCCCGGCTATCAGACTGGTTTTTCCCAGTTGGACGTCATGCTCAATGGCGGGCTCATGCCTGGGGATTTGATCATTGCCGCTGGCCGCCCAGCAATGGGAAAGACCGCCTTCAGCCTCAACCTAGCTAATTTTTTGGCCGTCAAAACCCAGCTAACAGCCTGTATCTTTTCGCTTGAGATGGGTAGACAACAGTTGGGTTATCGGCTATTCTCGGCAGAGGCGTCTATCGAGACTGGCCTGATGAAGAAAGGACTCGTCACCGACAAACAGATGGACACCCTGGCTGGCACCGTTGCCAACCTGGCGGATCGGCCTATCTGGATTGACGACAACCCCTTGCCTAGCTTCAGCTACATCCGCAGCCAATGCCGCCGCCAAAAGCGTCGCCATGGTGCACTGGGGCTGGTCATGATCGACTACCTCCAGTTGATGGCCGATGGCCAGGCCAGTGGCAACCGGGCCATGGAGCTGGGCCACCTTACCCGCAGCCTCAAGATGCTGGCCAGGGAGCTGGACTGCCCGGTGCTGGTGCTCAGCCAGCTTAGCCGGGGCGTCGAGTCTCGCACGAATAAGCGGCCCCTCATGAGTGATTTGCGCGAGTCTGGATCCATTGAGCAGGACGCTGACTTAATCATGATGCTGTACCGGGATGAGTACTATGACCCGGAGTCGCCGGACAAGGGCATTGCCGAGGTGATTGTCACCAAGAACCGCAATGGCCCGACTGGCACCGTGAAGCTTTTGTTTGAGCCGCAATACCAGCGGTTTTCCGATGCAACCTTTGAGGAGTACTGATGAAAAGCGTTACATCAGTCAGCGGCGGCAAGACGAGCGCTTATATGGCGTTTCACTACCCAACGGACTACTACATTTTTTCAGTAGTCCTGACTGACCATGCGCCATCAGCACCTAAGGATTCTGGCCTGCTGCGGGAGGCTCAGGCTAGGATTCCTGGCTTTATTGCTACCCATGAAGCTGACCAGACTTTGGTCAATGTCCTAAGGCTAGAGCAAGAGCTAGGCAAGCCGATCCAATGGGTGGCGGCAGAATACAGCCTAGATCGGTTTGTTTCGCAACAAACCGATCTTCCTGGCTGCCGTTCAGGTGGCCCGATGCTACCTAATAAGCGGTTGCGGTTCTGCACTATTCAGCAAAAGATCATGCCGATCTTTTGGCATGTATGGCGGTTTTGGTGGGACCGCGATCCGGTGCTGATGAATATTGGCTTTAGGTGGGATGAACCCAGACGGGTAGAAGGCTGGAACTGCGACAACGACAAGGTAAAAGCGCCAGTGGCTTGTGGGCTAACGCCTGATAAGCGCTGGCAGTATACCACCGTCGAATGGCGAGTGCCCCAGTTTCCTTTGTACAACGACAGGATCAGCCACAACACTATCCGCCAATTCTGGAACCGTAAGGGCTGGGTGTTCCCTGAAATTAGCAACTGTCGTTTTTGCTTTCACCATACAGCGGTGCAGCTGCAACGCCAAGCCGTGTTGGAACCCGAAAACTTGCAATGGTGGCTAGCACAGGAAGAGCGGGTTGGGGCTAGTTTTGGCACCCGTCCATTGGCCGAAATCCTGCGCCAGCCAGTGTTAGACGTTTTTGACGACAATCGACAATCTTGTTTTTGTGGAGATTAATCATGCCATTACCTTTTCTGCCAGTGCATGTGGTTGTTGCCACTGAGCCTGGAATGTCTCAAAGCTTCGAGTGCCAGATCCCTGACTTTAGCGAAGAGCCGGATCCAGCGGCTGCTGCCGCTGTCTGGCTGTGGCGTAAGTGGGGCGACATGCTGGTTCCCCCCGGCAAGCCCTGGCCCTGGCCGCTAGAGCAGTACACGCTGTTTTACGAGCTGTCTTTTAGCGGGCGGCTAGTGTTCGAGTCCCAAGCTGGCTATGCGCCGCCAGCCTATTGGCGCAGTCCGGTCTACAACTGCCGTCAGGAGGTGGCGGTGTGAGGAACCAGGACTTGCTACCCATGACCGTCGAGCTAGTGCCAAGGCCAGCGGCTTGCTATAGCTGCCGCCACTACCACGGCAAGAAAGAATTCGGGGTGGCGCTGTACTGTGGCCTTTACCCTGGCGGGCCAGCCATCTGGAACCAATGCGCCGACTGGGAGGCGTGCCATGAGTGAAGCCTATCGCCTGATCGGCCTACTGCGCCGGATGCAACGCCACCGCAACAATGGCCGGGCGCTGGCCATGCCTAGCACCGTAGGCCACTGCCGGAAAGCTATAGCCCCAGACGTTTGTCTGGGCTGCCAGTACCACAACCTTAGCAGCCGGTTTTATCTGCCCTGTGCGGTGCGCCCCTACGGCCCACCAACTGACGATACTTGCCCTGATCAAGAGCCACGACCATGAACTTAGCCCGACAACTGGCGGCCTATTGCACCGCCAACCCTGAAGAAACCAGCAAGCTGGTGGAAGTCGCTATCGGCTACCTGCTAGAGCAGGCCAGCCCGGAGAACCTGCAAGCTGTGGCAGCGCTGATGCCCAGGTCAGAGCCAGGGGTATCGTTGGCATTGAGCCTGCGGATACTGGCTGAGGACAGGCGGACCTCGCCCTTTAGCCTGGGAGGGAAGTAGCCATGCAACTAACTGCACAGTCGAAGGCTATTTTCCGCAAGGGCATTGCCCGCACCAAAGCCGCCCAGGCTGCGGCCAAGGAGCTAGCCGCCCTGGTGCTAGCCCAGCCAGACGCCCCGCCAGCCATGCAGGCCCTGGCCCGGCAGGTGCTAGAGCCCGTGGTGGTAATGGAGGAGGGAGAGCAGCAGGACGCGGCGTAGGCCAGGCCCCACGCTGGTGGGGGTGAGTCACTCGGGATAAAGGCCCCACTGCGGTGGGAGTTGATCGGTTTAGCTCCTGTGCCCCACCGGGTGGGGGTGACTCCTACAGGGTTATGGTGTCCCATGATGGTGGGGGTGGATCGGTAGCTTTTCAGAGGCCCCACGGGGTGGGGGTGTGTCCTGCTGAAGGGCGTTAACTGCCCCGCTGCGGTGGGGGTGGTTCAACCAGATGGTGCAGGCCCCACAGGGGTGGGGGAACCCAAAAGTTATAAAATCCAAATAATAGCCGCCAACTTTAAGCTTAGTTGTGTTAGCATGACTTTGTTGACAGTACGCAGACTGGAGTTTTATAGATGGCGTCTGAGTTTTCAAAGATTCTTGCAGGCTGCAAAGACATTACTGACGACGTTTACAACGATCCGTTGCATTATCAGACCGCAGAAGTACTGGATTTGTTTGAAAGGTCGCAGCCTGCATTGGCAGAGATGAGGCATTTTGTCGAGGGTTGCTTTATGACCCCAGATCAGTGGAACGAATCTTCTAAGGATTCTTTGCCTGATGTTGGATTTCTTTGCAACCTGCAAGATTGGTTTGACTACTACGATCCTGAAATTCAGCAGTATAGGGACGATCTTTTTGCAATAGATGCGACCGACAGTCCCTTGATTCAGACTTTGGTTGGGCAGTTTTATGAGGTTATTGTCGCTGGCATAGGGTACACCACTAGCATGTCTGACCCTCAAGTGTTTAGAGCGCAGGCGACCCCAGCTTTAGCTGGCAAAAAAGGTTTTTCCTTTGATCAGTTGATTGAGTCGTTGACCATTCAAGACAGGTCGTGGCCTAACACGTTCCGAGAGTACAAAGAGAGGGAGCTGGCTCTTAACTGTTCTAGCCAGTCGGTTATTGTAGACGGCCCCATCCTTACTCAGAATTTGATTACTCAGCCAGATGGGGAAAAGCTGACAGAAAAAATCTTGAAGTCTGGCAAGCGTGTGGTTGGTGTGATCAAGAATTTATCTGCCTCTTCTCCTGAGGAGCAGATTTCTGGGCAGGTGCTTAAAGATGGAGAGGCTTACATCATAACGGATTGCCGGACTCTGCTTCAGAAAAGGAATAAAACCTGGGCTTCGTCTAAGAACAAGGCTGCATGGATGGAGCGGGTGCCCGCCAAATATTGCAGGGGTGTGTATCGTCCAGGTAATCCAACTACAGGGCAGTCTAAGTATTTCGGTTTCGAGTGTCGCATTGATCAGCTGCATTGGGCGTTGGCAATGATGTACGGGGAGCGTTCTGATACGCCTGGACACGAGATTCCTTTCTTGCTTGACCATGTAGATGCTTTTCTAGATGGCTGCCATGACAGGAGTAGTGTGCAGGCCAGGCTTGAGTCAGTGGTGATGGAACATAACCCTGGCCAGGCTTTCGATTTGATTGACAGTGACGATTTTAGAGGGAAATAACCATGTCTTCTGATCCATTAAACGCATTGATTGTTTGGTCTGACGAAGAAGGTACTGATGCTGCAGTCATAAAACTATTGTCTTTTGACAAAAAGTCCAATGTTTTTATTCCTGTCAACACTTTTCTGCAGATCTCTAGCGACAAGGACACTTGGGTTTTAGTCGTTAAAGAACCTAACAGGAACTTGCCGTTGGGTGGACTGGACCGGAAAGATCCTAGATTAACAGCAGCCATGAGCAGAGTAGCCGCTGGAAAGCTAGAGCAAAGTTTTCTTGGCAGCACTGTCCAGATGTATGTGACGGAACCTATTGGGATGATTGTGGACGGCGTTGCTTCCCCTATACTTTACCGTCCAAAGGACGGATTGAAGGCGGTAAAGGCCTGCGAGTTAAATGTAACAGTTGCTCTCAGGCTTCCTAAGGCCAAGGCTTCTAACGTCATCGGGCATATTGACGGCACTGAAATTCCTGTAGCGCTTAATAAACGGGTCATTGACCATAATGCGATAGTTGCGGGTACCATTGGCAGCGGTAAAACGGAGACAGTCGGCCGAATAGTATCTGTTCTGAATGGGTTTGAAGCTAATGGCACCTATCCCGGCCACTGTGTATTTATGCTCGATCATAAGCCTGACTATCAGGATTTGACGAGTCCTAACGATTTTGGGCCAGATCCGGCTGGATTTCCTGAAGAGGTTGTCCAGATGTGGACACTTGGCGATCCTAAGCCAGGCGAAAACGTGATCAGCATTCCTTTTTCGGAGGTTAACCGAGAGTTTCTTCTGGAAACTTGCCTGTTCCCGGGAGATAGCGACGACAAGCAGCGGGCTGTTTTTGGCTTGCTGTTTGATGCCTATGCGGAAGACCACAAAGATCAATATTGGTCTCTCCAGGACTTCATGGAATGGTTCAACAATACTGTAACCAGGGAAAAGAACGGAGGTAGAGAGCTTACTGAGATGGGTCGAGGGATTTTCAAGGGGGCTAATGTCCACCAAGCTATCTTGGCGACTGCTTATAAGCTGCCTTGCCGGGTACCAAAGTGGATTGATAGGGACAATGCGGGATCTTCCAGTATTCTCAAGATCCAGAAAAAGAACTACTCTAACTTCCTTGAAAATTCTGAGGTGTTTCAAGCTGGAAGGATTAATGTCATCAACGTCACCAATTGCTCTTCGTCTGAATATGCAATGTTTACCGTGACTCTCCTTAACTTCCAGCTTAAGGGAAGGGCCAGCGGCAAGATCGAGGCATGGATCGCCAATATCATCGACGAGGCTCAGGACATCTTTAATGGCGGGGAGTCTTTAAGGAAAATTGCTGTCAAAGCTTTTGAGGAGATCACCCGGAAAGGCAGGTCTAAGCACGTAGGTTCGTTCTTCTGTGTCCAGGCATTTACCGAGATACCTGACAACATTGTGAACTACTGCAACACTCGGATCATCATGAGGCATGGCGCTAAACCGATGGCGATCAAAGCCCTAGAAGGTAATGATTATGCAGCAGGTCAAACTACAACGTTCTGTCCTGGCGATGCCTTTGTAAGGGTTTACGGTTCCCCTACTTACGTCAAGGCCAGAATGCTTCCTTCTCCGTTTCTGATCAGCAAAGAGCAGAACCCGGAGGACTACGCAGAATGAGTATGACTTTTGCTCAACTGCCGCCAGGGGCAGGCTTAAGCAAGCAAGACCGGCTAAAGCAGCTTGAGGATCACATTGGGGAAGCAATCGGCAAGCTGTATATTCTTGCCATGGCCTTAAAGGAGATCCGGGACGATCGGCATTATCAAGACCTGGGGTTTACAACCTTTGAAGCCTATTGCCAAGAAAGATGGAACTTAGGCAGCAACTATGTCAACAGATCAATTGCGTTCGCAGACACAGTTAACTCGGTGCCAATTGTCACCAAAAACGCCGATCCTGTAATCATTCAAGCCAATATTGATAAGCTGGGCTTATCTGAAGGCTCTGTTCGTCCGATAGCTACATCTGGTCTAAGTCAAGAGCAAAAGGCAGAGGTGCTTGAGGCTGTGCTTACGTCAGAGGCAAAGCCAACTGCAGCCGTTGTCACCAACGTGGTCAAGCAGTACAAGATAGAGAACAATATCCCTTTGTACCTGAACCCGCGCACCGGCAAAGAGCCTGAGTTTAGCCCGATCATAAAGCCTACTGACAACTGGAACTTTTCTCAAGTTGCTTTTGATCGGCTGCCGGAGAATGATCATTCCCATGGCTATATCCCAGGGGATATTTACGCAAATTGCCTTTGGTATTACACCTTTCCGGGCGCTAAGGTAGTCGCACCGATGGCGGGTAGCGGCCAGATTATAAACGTCTGGGAAAACCGGGCTCAATGGATGGTTGGCGACCAATGGGACATTGACTTGCGATGCTTCGACCTTTCCCCCCGGGGTCGCTATGCAGATCAGATTCAGCAGAACGACCTTAGGCTAGGTCTACCCGTGGCTGACGTTGATTACATCGTGATGGACATTCCCTACTATGGCATGGTGGTCAACCAGTACTCGGATCGGTCTGACGATATAGCCAATATGGAATTTGACTTGTGGGCAAGATCGATGGCAGGCATAGCCAGGAATTGTGCAGCGGCTCAAAAGGGCAAAGGGCTTTGCACTGTCATGACTCCCAACTATCGGGATGTTTCTACAAAAAAGATCCTGCCGGTTACTTGCATTGTTGAAAGTGTTTTCACGCAAGCGGGTTACTCGCTCTACGACAAGGCCTATGCCTCTAGGCGCATTCAGCAGGCCCAAAATCCCAACATGGCAAGGATGAATAACATGGCCAAAAAGAACAGGGTGATGTTGACTGACATGACCGAAATTCTAACTTTTGTTTCTGATGGAGCTGTATTTCATGCTTGATGTTGATGCCAACAAAGCTAGACGAAACAAAAAGATGATAGCTGGTCGCTTTGATCCAGAGGTCTCCGTCAAGCTGCGGGAAATAGCTTCTCAGGAGAATACTAGCGTTCAAGCGCTTTTGGAAGAAGCTATCTTCGATTTATTGGCAAAAAGGGCCTTGGGGTCTGAAGTTGAGCCAGATGTCCGTCAGCGCATGGGCAGAGTAAATCGAACATTTGACCAAGCTTTAGAACTAATGCTTGGTGTGCAAGAGGAGATGCGGCGAGTCGTATTTGAGTAAAAGAGGACACTCCCCCTCCACCCCACTCCCCCACCCCAGCCCGCTGGCCACCTGGCGGGCTTTGTCGTGGCTGGCCAGGGTTGTGATACTATAATGGCAGTTTTGTCAAGCATTATGAGTCAATTCGGTTTTTCCAATGCCTCCGATAGCGCCTATGGGCTAGCGGCAGCCCTTAGCTATTGGGTGTTCAAGTGCCGCGACCGGGCCAAAAGTCCAGCCATGGGCACCAAGACCTGGACTTTTCTGGAGTCCACTATCCAGAATAGCGCTGAGGTATCCACCACGCTGGAGGACTACCTACAACGCCTGGTCAATGCCTTGATCAGCCACCTACGGCCAGCGGTACTGACCGGCATCGTGCAGCCAGAGCAGCGCATCCTACGGGTAAACGCTGACCTGAGCGAGATCCAGGAGCTGACCCAGGATGAGGCGCTAGTCTTTGTCGGCTGGCGGGACTTGCTGCAGCAGATCGCCAAGGACGGCTTTACCGAGTGGGATGTGCTTGAGCTATGCCGGACCCGGGCGGCTATCATTCAGGTGCTGTGCCGCCTGCGCTTTGAGGAAGACCGGGCGCTAGGCCAGGATGCGCCAGACGATGCTATCGACGTAGAGGTAACCACCGATGTTTGAAGCTTACGATATCCATGATCGGCAGCGGATCACCTTGCACTGCCAGGTGACCCTGCAAAGCCCGCTGTCCCACATTGGCGAGGTAGCAGGCAATGTCAGTAACCTCAAGACGGCCAAGCTGCTGGACCTGGAGGGGAACCCGGTCTCCTGCTTTGTCTATTCTGGCAATGCGCTGCGGAATGGTATCCTACGCCGCCGTGGCATGGCTAGTGTGCTGGATGCGCTGGCCCTGCAGGTATCGCCAGATGTTCACCACACCCTATTTGCTGGCGGCCGCATTGATGGCAGCACCGCCAACGATATGGACCTGGACACCCGCATCCGGCAGTTGATGCCCTGGCTGTCGGTGCTGGGTACGGCCAAGCCTGCCGGGGTATTTGGGGTGAAGAATGCCCAGATGGTCCATGGCCGACTGGCGGTGGGTAGTGCGTATCTGCTGTGCTACGAGTCGGCGGAGCTGATCTACCGGGAATTTCCCGGCCTATTGCCGCCAGATGTACTGCCCAGGCTGCAGGAACTACTGGAGTACAAAGACAGGCTAACAGCTAATCCGTTTGAGCCACCTACGGCTGAGCAGGTTGAAGTCTACCGCCAGGCCAAGGCAGACCACCTGCCCTACCTGCGCAAGATGCTGCGCAACTGGACCCAGTACCTGACGGTAGACCAAACCACCCGCCGCGATAGTACCCACGATCCAGCGTTGCAAAAGTTCCTCCCAGGCGGTACGGAGGAAGGCCAGATGAGCCTATTGGGTGAGGCCAAGTCAAAGGCTAAGGGTGAGGATAAGGCCAAAAAGTCTGACCAGATGATCGCCAGCGACCGGCTGATCATGGCGGGTTCCAGGCTCTATAGCCGCTGGGATCTGCACACCACCGCCATCGAGACTGGCTGGGTAGTCGATACCCTACTGCGCTTTGCCGAAAGTCCCTATATCGGCGGCAAGGCTAACCGCGGCAATGGGTTGGTGTCGCTAGAATTTTGGTATCAGCGTGGCCAGGAGCGCGGCCATTTCCTATCGCTAGCTACTGGCAGCCAGACGCTATCCAGCGCCGCTCAGGAGGCCCACCATGCCTATCAGGACTACCTGAGCGTCTACCAGGAATTTCTAGCCCAGGCCCAGGAGTCCAGCGAGCTGAAGGGTTTGCTCAATGGCTAACCTGCGAGTCACCGCCCGGCTATCGTCGGGCATTGCCGTCTTTGATGACTGGAGTCCTGATCTGGCTAGCCTGCTGGAGTGGTTGATCCTCGATGCCCGGGGCATGGCGGCCCCCAACCCTAGCGCCCAGGACGTAGAAGCTAGCCGCCCGGTAGTGGATGAACACATGCCACTGGCTAAGGGTTGGCTGGGCGAGGATTGGTACTGGCAAACCTCTAGTCCGTGCTACACCTACCGCAATGAGTCGGTTAGCAAATTTAGGAAGCGCTGGGCACCTGGGATCGATAGCCCACCACCGGCCTGGGGGAAGCGCAAGGCAAAGTGGGATACCAGTCAGGGGGCGGAGAAAGCCTACGACCTGCCCTTGTTTGTGCGGCTGGCACCGACAATCACCTGGTACTGCCAGGGCGACCGGGAAGGCATCGCGGCATTATTGCAAGGCTGTACTGGGCTAGGCAAGAAACGCGCCCATGGCTACGGGCAAGTTACCAACTGGGAGGTAGAGGACCATGACCAAGACTGGCACCTATGGGGGCCAAACGGTGAACTTATGCGACCCATCCCCGCCGTCCACCTGCCCCGGGACCGACCGATTGATATTGCCATCCGCGACTGGGGCTGGCGACCCCCCGCCTGGCTATCAGCCAACAAAGCCCGCTGTGCCATGCCCGTCCACACCGCCTACCTGGATACAGCTAGCTTGGCCGGTGCAGGGCGATAGGATACCCGCCGACCATGGCTACCGGCTTTATAGCGCTCTGGTGGAACGCCTGCCGGGGCTAAAGGAGCTGGCCTGGTCGCTGAAGACGATCAACGGTATCCCGGACCGCCAGGGCTGGGTGCAACTGGGTAGCGAAAGCTGGCTAGGGGTGCGGACTGAGCTGGCCAACCTGGAGCTATTCGGTAGCCTGGACGGGCAAGTATTGCGGGTGGGTAAGGCGCTGGTGCAGCTAGGCACCTTCACGGGTGCATCCCTGCAGCCATGTCCTAGCCTGGAGGCAAGGCTGGTGACCATCAAAGCCCAGTACCAGGACCAGGTGTCACCTTTTGAGTTCGGGATAGCCCTAGGCAAGGCGCTGGAACGGTTGGGGGTACAGTCTATGCCGGTACTGGGGGAGCGCAAAACCCTGCGGATCAAGGATGCTGCCGTGGTGGGCTACGGGGTAAGCTTTGCCGACCTATCGCCGGATGCGTCGCTGACTCTCCAGCGGCAAGGGCTAGGAGGTAGACAGCGCCTAGGCTGTGGCTATTTTGTCGAAAAGTGTTGACAGTTCGATATGCAGGGGGTATATTGAAGGCATGGAACAAACCACTTATGAGGACTGACTGATGACTATTCAAAAGGCTTTCGATAACTTCATGGCCATCGACTTCGAGGCCACCGTTGATTCTTCCACAAAGGCATCCTGGGGCGGCGGTGCTTACGTTGTTGAGCTGTTTGAGGATGGCACCTACCGATCCCTGGACAAGGGTTCTGTTGGGAACCTGTACGATAGCCCCGGACTCATTCTTACCGTCCCCCACCTCAACGACGAAGAGTGGGATGACGACTCCAACACTCGCTTTTATGACAATGCCGAAGACAAGATCCGCGAATGGTTTGCGGATGCAATGAGCGAGCGGATGCAGCTTGCTTAACACCGGCACCGGCTCACGAGCGCCCTGGTTGACCCGCAAGGTTGACCGGGCGCTTTCTGTTATTGGCCGCTGGCTGGAGGCCACAGATCGCTACGCCTATGGCTCAGTCAGTGGCGGCAAGGATAGCTTGGTAATGGCTCACTTAATCCGCCAGGTATGGCCGGACTGCCCTTTTGCCTGGGTAAACCAAGGGCCGTTGGCAGAATGGCCGGACTGCATCGAGCTATTGCACCACCTGCAGGGCCAGGGCTGGAACATCATCGAGCTATGCCCACCCCGCAGCCTACTGAAGCTGTACCAGGACTATGGCATTCCCTTGGATGGCACCATGGCGACCGGCCTGGACAAGCGCATTAATGCAGCGCTAATGTATGGCCCGCTGGATGACTACCAGGAGGCCCATGGCGTGCGAGGCTATGCCTGGGGGCTACGCAAAGAGTCTCGGGGCCGCGCTATGTACCTGAAGGGCAAGGGCGAGCTATACCAGCGTAAGGATGGCCTGTGGGTATGTTCGCCGGTCGGCTTTTGGAGCACCCAGGATATTTGGTGCTATATCGACGCCCACCGACTGCCCTACCCTGCCATGTACGACCGGGACCGGCTGACGGTGCGCAATGGGCCACCCATCGGGACTACTGGCGTAAACTGGGGGCGACTCAGTGACCTGCGGCGCTACCATCCAGAATTTTGGGCTGAATTTTGTAAACACTTTCCGGAGGTTGCAGACCATGGCTGAGTGCTACCTATGCGGCAAGCCCGCCAGCTTCCCCTTGGCGCTCAAGGACACTTTCACCGGCCACAGCATGGCCCGTTGCCCAGACTCCGACCAGCTATGCGGGCGGTGCTATGGTGCCATCGACGGCCATGAGAAGCTGCTGTGGTACTGGAATCAGGGCAAGGACAAGTGGAGTAAGCTATGGGGCCGGTCCCTGAGCCGGTTGTACCAGGGCGATGTGCTGCTGTCGCCTGCGATCGGTGAGGCCAAGGCCATCGGCAAAGACATCTTTCCGGTAGTCTCGGACTTGCCCACCCGAGCTCAGATCCGTGGCTGGCTACTGGAGCCACCGGAGCCACCGTTTACGATTGTCATTGCTGAGTCTGGCCAGAAACATGTGCTGCCCTGGGCCCAGGATGGCCATAGCAGAGACCATTTCCCGGTGCAGTTCGAGCTAGATACCCTGTGGATAGGCCGGGAACGCTTCACGGGCCTTCTAGCTGCCTATGAGGGGCTAATGGCGCTGGGGTTTAGCAAGACGGAGATCGATAGCGGTTTGTACCACAGCGACAGGCTGATGCGGGCGATCAGCCAGTATCAGCCACTGGAGGACCAGATCGCGCCAGTGCGGGGCAGCCGGTTAATGGACCTGCTCAGCTATGTGGCCCAAAGCAAAACCCCCAGCTAGGCCGGGGGTCTGCGGGGAAGCGGTGGGGAGGGTGGGTTACATTTGCATCCCTTCTTCGCTTGAATCCACGATTTGGATCGCGTCCATCAGTGTCCCCATCTCGTCAGGGTCATCTATGGTGTAGGCCCCTTGGCCATCATTGCAGGTAACTTCCAGGGATCCTTTATTTACCTCGATGCTGACGATATGGGCCAGGTTGAGCAGGTAAGCGCCGTCTTGGATGGAAATGAACTTGGGCATGGGTCGGTCCTCGGTGTAAGTGGTTCGATACCTTCAATATACCCCCTGCATATCGAACCGTCAACCCCGCTTTAGGCTTTTTCCTTCCGGCCATAGGCTTTTGTTCGGGTTTCTGCTAGGCTAGTGGGGACGTTTACCGGATCCACCCATGACTAAGACTCTCGCCCGACTCGCCGATCTAGAGCCAGCCATCCTGGCTATCCGGCCAGCTAGTACTGATGCCCTGGGTGACCTGCAACGGGCTATCCAGCTGGTGAACGATGGCCTAGTCAGCGGTGAGCCTGTTGATACCATGGCTAGCCGGTATGTGGCTTGCATGGAGGCCCTGGTGGTCCTGGCCAGCCAGCAAGGCAGTAGCCTGGCCCAGTGCCGCAAGGCGTTGCAAGAGCCGATCAGCGGGTTCAGCCAGTTTTACAATAGTCAGCGCCCCACCTGGGAGAAATTGCCGCTGTGGATGTCCTGCCTGACTGGGGCGCTGAAATACTACTCGAAGATGGCGGCATACCACATTGGCGCTATCTCTGAGGCTATCAACGACGGTGCCCGAATTAACTTAGCCAGGACGGCAGACGACCTGCTAGAGCGCCACTGGGCGGCCAGGGTCTGATCTGCTAGGCTGTTGCATTGCCCCGGCCAGTCCGGGGTTTTTTGTTGCAGGCTGTTGACGGTTCGATACAGGGGGGGTATAGTGAAGGTATCGAACCACTTACGAGGATTGAGTTATGTCTACGCCTACTATGTGTCAGTCTTTTGGGGCCGAGGTAAATCAGGCGTTATTCATGTTTGCGCCTGAGTACATGGGCGGCACAGTTCAGCAATTTTTGTATGGTGATCGTGATGGTTGCAGCTATCGGAAGGATGACTTGATCATCATCTTCGATGGTAGTCGTGTTATCATTCCGCATAAAAACATCACCACTCACTCGGTATGGGGCGCCGTTGGCAAATGTTTTTATAAGCCAGAGTAGCCTGACTCCACGCTACTTCCACCCCGGCCAGCCCGGGGTTTTTTATTGCCTGGGCACCCTAAGCAAAACGATGGGGATCTGCTATGGCTATTGTCTACATTGTCCTGGGCCTGGCTGCGATGACAGCCTGCCTCCTGTTTGCCGGGGCCACCCGGGTCGCTATCCGTCGCCGCCATCGCTCCTGGGTATCCACCGCATGGGCCTCGGTGATCAGCGCTGGCTGGGTCGTGGTCGCTGTCCGTGGCCTGATGCAGTTGTGGCACTAAACTATGTTGCTTTATTACCCTGATGGCCAGTCCATCACCATTCCAGACATTGACGCGCCTGCTTGGATCCGACTCCATGGCATGACTACTGAGCCGCCGTCAAGCCCGGCCCCATTGCCAGCGCCTAGCCCAGCTGCCATGCCCCAAGCTTTGGCCCTGATCAATGCAGCAGCTACGGCTGATGAGATCAGCGTCCTGCCCACCATCGGCAAGGGTGCGGCCAAGCTGATCCTGGAGGCCCGGCCAGAGGGTGGCTACCCGTCCCTAGCTGCTATCTGGGAGCAATGCCCTAGGGTGCTGGCAAGGCCCTATAGCACCGATCCAGCGGTGGTGGAGGCCTGGGATGCCGACGCCCCTTGACCAGTACGCTAGCCTTACTTTGGTAATGACGGTGCCAGCTACGGCTACCACCAACGCCAGCGGGCTGCCGGAGTCGTTGGTGACTACCCAGGTCGGCGTAGCGTGGATCAAGGTCGGCAATGATCGGCTACTGCAGGAGGCGGGCAGTACCCTGACTGAGATCCCGCTAGAGGGTTACTTCCTGGCACCCCAGCGGCCAGCCTCGACGATCCGGCCAGGGGTGACGATGCCCGCCTACCTATGGCGACTGTCACAGGATTTCACGCTGATTAACCCCAGCACTGGCCTATTGCGTACTTGGGGAAGCTTAGCCAGCTTCAATGCCTTTGTTGAGCGCAACCGCCGCCACCTCGACCACGAAGGCCAGTTTACGCTAGGCGCTACCCTGGCTAGCCAGTACCAGCTCCCTGATCAACTGCTAGGCAAAAAGCTATCAGGGGTATTTAGCTATCGGGTGCAGTGGGGTGATGTGGTGTGAGCCGCCAGCTAGTCAACATTGCCGACCGCTACGACGCCGAACTAGACAAGGCCAGTCAGGATGTGCTGAAGCGCATTGCAGCGGCCTATGACGTTAGCTACCGAGCGATGGTGGCTAAGCTGCGGGATGCCATGCCACGGCTGCAGCAGGCTGGTAGCATTTCTACCCTGGTGCGCCAAGGTGCGATTGCAGCGGAGATGGGCGAGGCGTTGAAGTTCCTTAACCCTGGCAATGAGCAAGCCATTGAGCAGCTAGGCTATGACGTAATCCAGCAGGCGGTTGACCTGGGCCAGCAGATGGCAGGCGATAGCTTGAACTATATCGGCCTCCAGGCCCCATTTACCACCATCCCGATTGGCGCAGTCCGTAATCAAGCGGAGCGGTTCAGAGAGCGCCTGGTCAACTATTCCAACCAGCAAGCTAGCCAGATCAGCGCTGTAGTAGAGCAAGGTTTAATCCAAGGCTGGGGCACCCGCAAGATCGAAGGCCAGCTAAAGACGCTGGGGGTAAGCTTCAAGAGCAATGCGGAAACCATTGCCAGGACAGAAACCATGAGCGCCTACAATGGGGCGGCAAAGAGTCGCTACGAGCAGGCAGGCGTCGCTTATGTGCAATGGATTGCTACCCCGGCTGAGGGCACCTGTAGCCTATGCTATGCCCGCAACACCAAAGCCTGGAAGACCAGCGAAGCGCCAGCGATCCCGGCCCATCCCCGCTGTCGTTGCACCTACCTGCCAACGGCGTCGCTGAGCGACATTGACACGGCATTTTACGAAGACTACAGCAAGCAAGGCTTAGACGACCTGGAGCGCCAGGGCCTGCAGCCAGACAATGGGCCCACCTACTGGGAGAAGAAGGCAGGCGTCAGCCCGGCTAAGCCTAGCTGGGTGCCAGGGCAGGCGATTGCGAAGGCTGAGCCCGTTCTTAAGGCAGTCGATTGGAACCCTGATGCTATCCCAGATTTAAGCGCCAAAGATTTTAGAGCACACATTCTGCGGAAACAGCTACTTGCCGATCAGTCTAGTCCTGATGCTACATGGAATAAGGATCGAAAAGAGTCGGGGTTATCAGTCAATGCGTACAAGATAGAGATAGCTAACGCCATTGAGGCTGGCTATGTGCCGAGCAAGAAAGCAATTGCTGATGCAAAGCTGACTAAAACACAAATTACAAAGGTCGAAGCCAATCGAAAAGAACAGGCAGATTGGAGCGATCAAGTTGTCCGTGTCGACAGAGCCATAAATGCTCCTATGGCTGACGACAAAGCCAACCGGAGCTGGAAGGCCCGAATGAGTGACGAGGAAGCATCTGACTATCTCAAAGATAGTTATTTTGGCCAGATGGCTTGGTATCACGCCAACCGCAAGGATGTGACTGATAGTATTGCTAATGAAGGCGCAATGCCAGAGCGCAATAGTCGAGGCATTTTCGGCCAGGGAGTTTACTTTGGAATTGACAGAAGAATAGGCGAGCAATATGCCGGAGCAGTTACTACTGAGCTAGATGTAGGTATTCTGACATCTCACATTAGGGCCAAAAAGCCTTACATTACTAATTCCAAAGACCTGGCAAACATAGGCAAGAACTTTCCAGGGGATCAAAGCAACCTTATTGATAGCGTGGCCCTTAACCAATTCTTGAGAGCCAAAGGTTACGATTCTGTCTATTTGCAGGACTTTGGCTATGGGATCGCGTTTGACACCAAGCAGGTCGTCACCGTTAGAAATGAAGACGCAGCTGAGGCCAGAGAGAGGAGGAGGGAGTTAACTAGACAGAAAGTTAATGATGATGAGGAAAAATGGGTTAGAGAGAACCCGAATGGTAGAGTATTGGGCAGGTTAGATCGGGATGAAAAAAATGTAGACTATGTTAGCCAGTGGCCGGAGGAAGATGACTACGAATTCTTATAGCTCTTTCCCGGGATGCAACCAATGCAAGCACTTGATTGGCAACAAGCCTGGCAAATGGTCCTGTAAGGCGTTCCCAAATGGTATTCCTGGCGCAATTTTGACAGGCGTAGCCGATCACCGCCAACCTTTTCCCGGCGATAATGGTATTCGTTTTGAGGCCCGTAGCAGTCGTTCAGTGTAATACCCCCAGGGCACCCTAGATCCAGCGCTCTGGATCCGTCATGGCTGTCTCTGTTGAATACACTGCCACGGGAATCAGCCTAGCCCAGTATGCGGCTAAGATCTCCGACCTAGGCCCGGTGCTGAATGCCACGGGGGCCTATATCGAGCGCCTATCCAAGGAAGCCATCATCCGTGGCCAGACCATTGGCGGCAAGCCCCTAGCGCCCTTGGCACCCTCCACCGTAGCCGAAAAGCAATACCGCAAGAAGGCCCGGGGTATTCTGCGCCGCGATGGCGGCCTACTGGCTAGCCTAGCCTTTGCCCGCACCAGCGCTACCGAGGTGCAGGTGGGCACTAACCTGGAGTATGCGCCATGGGTGATTCTAGGCACCCAGCCCTATGTCATCCGGCCCCAAAGTGCAGCCCGGCTGCGGTTTTATACCCAGGACGGCTGGCGTAGTGCTAAGCAGGTCAATCACCCCGGCCTACCGGAGCGTAATATTTTTGATGGGTTCCAAGACAAGGCGATCCCATTCTTTGTCGATGCCTTTGGAAAATACCTGGAGTCTTGATGAACACCCCATTCAGCCTAACGACGACCCTGATCCCTGTCCTGGTGGCCCGGCTGTCGCCCATCGCTGCCCTAGGCGTAGCGGTGCAAGGATTGCCCGATAGCAGGCGCGAGAGCGGCTTTGTTGCCAATGATGCGGTAACGCTAGCCTGGATTGCCTGGAGCCCAGTTCAGGGGGCAGGGAACAGCGTCTCCGGTGCCGTTACTCAAACCATTACCTTGAACTGTCGTATATCGGTGCGTAAGCTTAGCCTACGCGACCAGGTGGCCGATCTGTTGTACCAACGGCTAGCGGGCTGGCAGGTTAGCCAGGGAACATTCCTGCAGTATGGCGGCAGTGAAATTATCCCACCGGCTGACAATGACCCAGACTACCGCCAGGATGTACGCTTTGCCATGGTGGTTCAGAACCGGCCAGGCTGATGGGCACTCTTAAACCAGTGGGCGTGATGCCCCTAAAGATGGCGTGATGCCAGCAACCCACTAAAGCTTTAGAGGCAAAATCATGTTCAAAGGTATTGGCGATCCGTGGATCCGCACCACGGCATTCTCTGGCACCAGCGCAAACGATCAACGAATGATGGTGCTGGGGCTACTAAGTTTCGAGTTGACGGCTGAATCTGAGTCCAAAGAATCGCAAAAGTTTAACAGCGAAGGCACCCTGGTTACCGCTAGCCGGGTGAAGGGCTCCACCAGCTATAGCTTTACGCTGTCCTACAACGAAGTGGACTGGGGCACCCTGGGCTTTGCCCTAAACCAGTTTCCCCGCTCTGCCAGCGCTGTCACCATCCCCACCCTGAAGTATGGCACCGTCCCCGCGACCGGGCCTTACACTATCACCGATGCAGGCATCAGTGCTACCAATGTATCGGTGGTCATTACCAAGTCTGGCGCGTGGGGCCAAGCTGGCCAGGCGCTAACGGTGGGCGGCTCTGGTGCCGGTACCGTTGCAGTGTCGGGTACGACGCTGACGTTCAATGCAGCCCAGGCGGGCGCTAGCGTGGCCTACCTGGCCTATGCCAGCTCCACCTACAATGCTCAGGACTATGGCGGTCCTACGGGCGCTAAGAGCTGGGGTACGTTCGAGTTTTGGGGCACTATCTTTATGCCAACGCTTAGCAGTGGCACCAAGATCTACATCCCCGAAGCGTCGATCTCCGAAGACCCGACCATCACCATTGATGACGGGGTGCCAACGGTTGAGGTGGTCTGTGGTATGTCCACGCCAGCGGGCTGGGATAAGCCATTCCGTATCTTCAACCTGGATACGGCAACAGTCTAGGTAAGCGGCTATGCCCTGGGTTAGTGACGATGACGGGTTTGACTACCGGCTATTGACGACTGGAGCGCTTGAGTTTCGGGACCGTCATGGCCGGTATCAACTGGTCTGGGGTTGCAATGCCCAGGGCTGGCATGAATTTTGGGAGCGGCTGGATCTGGTGCGGGAATTGCTAGCCAGCGCCCCGGATGACAAAACGTTGAGTGAACTATACCTGGAGCATCCAGCCTTTAGGCGACACTGTGACCGATGCTTGGAATTGAATGGCATCGACCCTGACTGGGTATCGCCCATGCTGATGCGCTGGCTATTGTTCCCGGCCGATGGCGAAACGCCAGCCCCCCTGGTGGCCCTCAATAGCCCCTACCCAGCCAAGCATCCACCCTTGCTAGGTGGTGAGCCGGTCAGTAGCCGGGTGGAGCTGCTAGCGGCCTTAGCGGCAGTCTGTGATGGCAACATGGCCGATGCGGTGGAGCTAGCCAATAGTACCCCCGCCAGGGATCTGCTAGCCGCGATGCAGTCCAGGGCCTGGGCGATGGCCAGCCAGGACGAAAAGGACAAGGCAATCTTGACCCAGAAGAAACGAGAAATGGCAGAGGCAAGGGGGCTGAACCGTGGCTGATTTACGACTTGGGGTGAAGATCGGTGTCCAGGGCGGCGCTCAGTCGGCCAAAGAAATCAAGAACCTGGATGATCAGGTAAAGCGACTGCAGGACCAGAATGCAAAGGCGGCCAGTACAGCCAAGGCCCTTGGCGCAGCCTATAATTTGAGCGGGGCTGAGGTAGACCAGCTGATCAACGAACTACGGCAACTCGAAGGCCAGACCCGATCAACAGCAGGCGAGGCTAGGAAGCTGGATGCGGTATTCCAGGGGCTATTGCAGGGCTTTGGGCAACAGCTAACCCAGATTGGGTTTCAAGCCTTCAACAGCGCCGTCAGAGGCGTTGGTAATGTCATCGGTGGATCCATCTCTAGCTTTGTAGAATTCCAAGGCGCATTGCAGCAGGCTGGCGCGATTAGCCAGAGCATTGGCACTCCTCAGTTTGAGGCGCTGGGTAACGAGATCGAGCGGCTGGGGATCGTCACGAGTAAGACACCTATCGAAATCGCTAAGACCGCTGTTGAATTAACTAGGGCGGGCTTTAGTGCAACAGAAACAGCTGACGCTCTTGAAGGCATTGCCAGGGCCTCAGAGGCTACAGGAGAATCACTGGCGACAGTCGGTGATATTGTGGCCAAGACGCTGCGGGCCTATGGGTTGCAGGCTAGTCAAAGCCTGGAGGTCGCTAATACCCTGGTGGCAACAGCAAACGCCACCAATACATCGGTATCAGGCCTCGGAGAGTCGTTCAAATATGTAGCCCCAGCTGCTGCTGCCGCTAATCAGTCTGTGTCGACAACGGCTGTCCTTTTGGGCGCATTGGGTGATGCTGGCATCCAGGGTAGTCAGGCGGGGACTAACCTTGCTGCAGCGCTAGACAGGCTAAAGACCGCTTCGGCTGGCGCAAACAGTGAATATGGCGATCTGGTCAAGGGAAACAAGAAAGCTACCCAAGCTTATAACCTTTTGGCGGCCAGCGTCAGGGATAGTAATGGCGAAGTTAGGGATCTTTTGCAGGTTGTTCCTGAGATTCAGGCAGGCCTAGAAACACTAAGTCAGGGAGATCAAGACCTGGTGCTTAAGGCCTTGTTTGGTATCGAAGGAGGTCGGGCCTTCCAAACGATTGCCAACACATCTATCGAGCGGATCCAGCAAATTACCGAAGAGGTTGCCGTATTAAGCCAGCAAGGGGAAGGCGCTGCAGTTAAGACCGGCAAGCTTTTGCTGGAGGGGTTGGATGGTAGCTTAAGAACTATTGGTGGATCTATTGACACGCTTAGAAATCAGCTGGGTAAAGCTTTTGAGATAGGCCTTGAGGGCAGTATTCGATTTTTAACAGATGTAATTAACGAAATTATTAAGGCGGGCGACAGTTTTACCGCTATTTCAGACGCTGGAGAGCGTTTTGCTGAAACATTGCGCGGCAATCCAGAGTTTGTCACCCAGCTGGCAGCGGCGTTTACGGACATTGCCAAGATACTTAGCCAAGGCATCGCTGATCAGATAAACCGAATCACCACGGCACTGCAGACCAACCCACAAATCATCAGCGAGTTAGCCGCTAGGTTCGTTAGCGCCGCTGAGGCGGCTGGCCGGTTTGTGGCCTCCTTGCTACAGATCGCTGGTACTGTCGGCAGGATTGGCGCATCGTTTGCTGGTGCAGCTGGATCTTTGTTTACCAGTCTTGCCCCCACCCTGAGCGCATTGGTCGGAGTCATCAATAGCGCAGTTCAAGCACTCCAGCCTTTGCTGTCCAATACCAAGCTGGTAGAGGTAGCCTTCCAAGCATTAGTAGTGCAGATGATTGCTGTGCGGGCTCAGAACTTAGTCAGCACATTTACCCAGATTACTGGCGGCCTTGTCGCCATGACCAGAAGCGTTATCGCTTCAACTGCAGCTACAAGAGCGCTGGCTACCGCCCAGGCCACGGGATCCAGGTCCGGCCTGCTATTGGCCCAGAACTTGGCCGCCCAAGGTGCTGCCGCCAGGACTGCGATCCAGGGCTTTGCCGGGGCCGCTGGCGCTGGCGCACAGTTCGCATTGCTGGCTGGAGCAATAGCTTCGGTGTCAGTCGCCTTGAGCCGGTTCAAGGATGGCGGCGCAGCGCTTAATGAAGGTGCTGACGACATTCGTAAGAGCTTGGCAGAAGTCCAGCTTGAACTGCAAGGAACCAGCAGCCAAGCTGCAGCCACTCGGCAGGGTTTACTGGAGTTGTTCCCTGCAGAGCCCCCGCCGACTGACTTTCTTGACAAAATTACTGAAAAGTTGGTGCAGATTAGGGAACGAATTGACGGGATTATAAAGTCTGTTCCTGGTATGCAGCAGGCACTTCTTTTGGTGCCAGGTGCAAACGCAGCTCTTAACTTACTGCCCGATACTACCAATGCTGAAAAGCAGCTTAATGACCAAAAGATAGCATTAGAAAATATACTTACTGCCACCGATGAGGTGATTCGATCAACAGAACAATTTGGTACGACAGGGGTTAACGCCACTGGTCAGTACGTCAGTTCGCAAAAGCAAGCCCAAACCCAGCTTGAAGCTATTAATGCCACCCTGCTAGGGCTACAACGCCAGCAGGAAGGCTTGGATCCGGCCACGCTTGGGGCCGATGCGTACCAGCAATTTACCACCCAGATCAATGCGTCTATCAAAGCATTAGAGCAAGAAAAGCTAGAGTTTCAGCGACGTTTTGACTTGGTGGACAGTTACCAGGATCTAGTGACTCAGAACGCTAAGGCTTTACAAAAAATTGAGACAGATTCTCTCAACGCCCAGGCTAAGCTTGTCGAGGCAGGCGAGCCCCAGACGCGCATTTTGCAGGTTGAAGCTGACGCACTAAACAAGCGGGTAGCTCAAAATCGGGTATATGCCGACAAGCTAAAGACAGCTATTGAGGCTGGTATCTTGGATCCCAAAGAAGTCCAGCAGGCTCAGCTAGAAATTGAGTCTATCGAGCGTGATTCTGCTGATGCACGGCTGGCGATTGCTAACAAGCAGAAAGAGATCGCTCAGGCTGTAAGTGATGCGTTGGCTGATTCGGCTGAGGAACAGAAAAAGAGCCTTGAAGGGCTTACTGCTGCTAACCAGCAGGCCCTATCCGACCTGGAGCTAGCCGCTGCCAACACCCGGGCTACCATCCTGGAGGCAGGCGGGGATCCGGCCAAGCTAGCCCAGGCGGAGCAGCAAGCACTGAAAGACCGCATTGATGCTAACAAAGACTTCCTGGCTCAGCTAAAGGAGCTGACCCCGGCTGAGGGTGAAGACGCGCAGAAGACCGCTGACCAGATCCGCCAGGTTGAGCTAACCCTAGCCAATGACCGGGTTGCCCTAGCCCAGCAGGTGCTGCAGGCGAAAAAACAGGCAGAAGAGCAAGCCAAGGAAGCGGCAATTAAGGCATTAGATGAACAGCTTAACGCGGCCCAGGCGTCGAGCAATATCGAATCTGAACGGATCCGGCTTAGGTCGGAGGCCATTTCCACTGAACAATCCTTACTTGCCCAGCAGCAGGGCGTTGAATCGGCGCTGTTGACTCTTGAGCAGGAACGGCTGCAGACAAAGCTAGCCCAGGCTGAGGCTGAGGGTAGATCAGCTGAAGCAAAGGCCATTCAGCAAGAAATTGACGCATTGAACCGGCAAGCTATCGCCCAGGAGTTTGAATTTAAGCGTCAACAGTTAGACCTTGAGTTTCAGTTGGCCCAGGCTGAGGTGCAGCGGGCTACGGTCCTGGCTGACATTGCGGTGACTGAAGCTGAGATCGCTGTGTCCAAAGCCCAGGCTAATGGCGCTACTCAGCAAGAGATCGGTCAGCTACAGGAAATTGTCAGGCTGCGCAAAGAGGCGGCTGCGGCATCTAGGGAAGCTGGCAAGACAACCGATCAGCTATTTAAGGCAAAAAATGAAGAGCTAGACGTTCAAGAAAAGATCAGCGAGGAGGATCAAAAGCAAGCTGAGGCGTCAAAACAAAACGCTGATCAGTCTGCTGAACAATCTAATGCGGCTACTGACAGTATTGGCGATCAAAATGCGGGACTGCAAAGTCAGAAAAGCCTGAAAGAATCAATCGTCGAGCTAGACCGCAAGCGAGCAAGCTTGCTGGCCCAGGCCTTGACCAGTCAGCAGCAAGAGAACAGGGAATCACTGAAGCAATTGCAGTTGATCAGGGATCGTTTTAGGGAGGCTCAGCAGGCTGGCCTATTCAAAGGTGTAGGCCAAGAATTTGAGCAGGCTGCAAATCAGCTCCAATCGATTCTTAGCCAGGGCGGCCAACTTAAGGACTTGATCAATTTCGCGCAGAACACTGATAGCCAGATTGCAAGGGAGTTGCTTGGCGCTGTAGGGCGAGGTGACATTTTGCAGCTGATTGACGCCGATCAGGCTAATCAAACGTTTCTGAGTGGTGGCCAGCAGGCAGGCAATGAAATAGAGCAAGGCATTGTTCGAGGAGGCCAGCAAGCCGCTGCAACTATTCAAGGCGCTTTGTCGGGGTCTTCACTAAGTTCGATCATTGGTGCCCGGCGCGACGGTGGCCCGGTTGCGGCTGGCCAGCCCTACCTGGTAGGCGAAGAAGGCCCTGAGCTGATCACCCCCACCCGACGGGGCTGGGTGCATACTGCAGGCGAAACAGCGGCCATCATGGCCCGTCAGCCCGTTATGGCCATCAAGCCCCAGTCTATAGCAGGCGTCGAGGCTAAGCTATCGGAGCTGTTGCAAGAGGTGCGGCAGGGGCGGCGGGTAGTGGCCCCCACTAGCTTTACCCTGAATACTCAGAACCCGCTCAGTGATGCAGTTGAACTACAGATCAAGCAAGTCAGGGCGCTGGCCCGGGGGAGGGTACTGTAATGGCAGCAGGGGAAATCAGGATCGGCATTGCTGGCAATAGCACCACCAACTTTAACACCGCCAGCCTGGCTGTACTAACCTTGTACCGGGGCGAGGAAGGTATATCCTTCAGCCAGCGGGCCGCTATCGGCTATGACACCACGGGCACGCCCACCAACTGGGGCACCACCCCGATCATCGGCCCTGCCTATGCACCGAAATTCCTGTGGACCTTGACGCCCTGGCTAACCACCAGCGAGGCCCAACACCTAGAGGCCCTGGCCATCTACCAAAAGTCCACTCAGAATGCCCTCAGGCTGATTGATGAAGTCGATCAAGTAGTCATAGACCCAGCCTATAACAACCGCACCTTGCTGAGCCAGACAACGCCCTCCTGGGGGCCAGGCTATCGGGTAGGCTATGGCGTGTTTTCGGTGCAGCTACAGCTAGAGGATGCCTGGAGTGAATATATTGGCCAGTGGGCGGAGGAGGATGCCGGGGCCAGGGCGGCGACGATTACCGCCGTCGAGCTTTGATGACCATGCAAAAGCCATAGTCAGCGCCAACTTTATCGCCTAAGTCTTGCAGTATTTCAACGACAGATGGATCCTGATCGGTCAGGTAGCGCACTGGCCCATCGACATGTGGGATCCCCCAGTAGGGCATCAGGAATGAGCCGCAGCTAGCTTCTATGCTGAACCCGGCAGACTCCATCATGGCGGTCATCTCGCTGAAGGTAAACTCTTTGACATGATCGTAGGAGCATAGAAAGTCGCCGTGGCCCAGAGCGCGATTGATACGCAGGTGGAGCGAGTCGCGGTTAGGGGTAGTTAGCACTAGCAGCCCGCCTGGGGCTAGCACCCGATGCCATTCCTTGAGCGCCCTGTCAGGCTCTAACAGGTGCTCGATGGCTTCCTTGGCGATGACGGTGTTAAAGGTGCCATCTTCAAAGTCAAGCTGGCATACATCACCCTGTTGGTAGCTAAATTCAGGAAATGCTTGCTGGGCTAGCGCGATAGCCACATCGCTAATGTCGATGCCCGTATAGTCAGCCAATGGATCCAAGTATGGCGCAGAGCCGCCCTGACCGCAGCATACTTCCAGGATCCGCCCTGGGTCATCGCCCAGGTAGGTCATTGTCTTTTGGTTAAGGTCTTCCATGCGGGCAATATCCCACAATAGCTGCAGCGAATAGGCCGTATTGGTGTCATAGCGGCTATTCATCGATTCACGGATCTCTTCGGCTGTCTTTTCGCAGTATGTCATAGTCCCTCAAAATGCTGCTTCCAGAATGCCCAGGGCACCCTAAGGCTGTGACCTAGGGACAACAACCATGCCTGCATTGATCCGCAGCCGACGCATACGGGTATTTATTGGCGCTGACCAGCAGGACTGGAGTACATCGGCGGGCGAGTTCTTGCCCCAGTGGGATAGCCTGTCAGAGTCGGGGCTGATCACCGTATCGGCAACGCTGGAAATTCTCAAAGTTAGCACCAACCCAGAAAGCATCGACCCCCGCGACAACCCAACCCGTTGGCGGCCCGGCCAGCCCGTCAGGGTAGAGGTAGCCAATAGTGCAGGGGCCTATGTCGTCCACCCGATGGGGCGCTTGTTCTTGCTGGAGGAGCCAGAGTTTCCAGCGCCGGGGGAGGGCATTGTGTTGGAGCTAGGCTGTCGGCTAGCCTGGCACAATACCTTTGAGTACGACGACGAAAAAACTGGGGTGACGACAGGAACAGCGCTCAACTCAGCCACAGCGGCCACTAACCTGTTAGTTGCTAATGAGATGCCATCCGGCCAGATCAGCCTAGGCACATGGCCCTATGCGCTGACGGTGCCAGAGGGCAAAGGCGCTAGCGGTAGCTTTGTCCAGCAGGCAGGCGAGATCGCCTACAGCAATGACTATCGGTTCCTGTACCAGAACACGGCAGGAACAGTGGTGGCTGGCCAGCTAAGCCTAGCCATCGCCAGCCCGACAGCAACCATCACCCTGGGTACTAACGATGTCGCCTACCAGGCTGTAAAGACCGAAGGTAGCCCACCGGACCAGATCAAGGTGGCGGGTACTGGCACCGTTAGTACACCCATCGCCAAGCCGATTGTTGATGTGGTGACGGTGCAGGGGGACAGAGAGCCATTCCAGGTCGGCAATGTGTCGTGCCCCGGTACTGGCATTGTGGGCCGCACCAACACGGTGATCGACTGGTCTACTACGGGAAATATTTTGTACCATGTCACTACCACTAGGCTGGATGCACCACCCTCCGGTGTGGCCAAAGATCCGCTAGAGACGGTCGGCATGGGGCCTTGTACTCCCCGCAACTGGAAGGTAACGACGCTTGAGCGCCGCTTTGACCTGACTAAACAAGGTCGGTTGACTGAGGAAATTGAAGAGATTCGCCAAGATCGCTATACTTACTTTGCAGGCAGCAGCAATAAAACTGTCGCAGACTTGGTACAACGCACCACCACGACTTACAGCTACACCGATGACGAGATTGTTACCCGGGTGGAGCGAGTCGAGCAACAGGCCCAGTACTGGGTTGATCAAAGCGAAGAAAACCGCTTAAGCGGCATTGTTGAACCTGACACTAGCCTGACTGAAGTAAAGCGCGAGATCGACACCTGGACCAAGGTTGGTGACAATACCTGGAAAAAGGCCAGGGTGGAAAAGTATCCTAAAAAGTTCAAAAACTCCAGCCCTGAGGTAGGTGCTGGGGCTGCAGTCACCACCGCCACAAGTAGCACCAGCGCATCTGGCGAAAACCAGCCACCCCGAGCTGAGCTATGGGATGGCGGTGTTTCTACTGAGGATGTTGAATACCAGGCCACCATCAACTATACCCAGCCTGGCGGTGGCAGCGGCCGCACCAGAAAGCGGCTCTATACCCTTCCCTATGGCTTCAGTCAGGCCCAGTGTGAAACCATGGCGCAGCTACACCTAAAGCTGATTGCAGGCCGCCACAGGGCCGCTATCGTCGAGTTGCCGGTCACCGATGCACTGCTGACCGCACCGCCCTTGTTTCCCTTCAATGTGGTGGAGCCATCCGGGCGGATCTTGCACTACCGGGCCGATAGTGTCACCTGGGAGCATACGGTGGATACTTGCAAGGTGGCGGTGTCTGGCATCCTGGTGGGCACCACGCCAGCCCCGACAGTGGGCAACCCCACCCCTGACCCAGAGCCCATCACTGGCACCATCGTGGTGGCTAATGCTGTGCCGGTCGAGGCCTCCGGCATCCAAGTGTTTGCCACAGTATAAAAAACCCCCAGCATTTCCCAAGGTGCTGAGGGCTGAGAGTTAGGAGTTCGTTTGGTCACAACCCAACTATAAACCGTAGGCTAGTGGCTGTCAACCGGCTGGGCACCCTATAGCTAGCTAGCCCGGTCCAGTCATGCGTACTATCGCCCTGCTACTAACTATCGTCATTGCTGCCGTTTGGATCCAGGATGCAGGCCGTAGGCGTTCTGGTAGTGGCCGTCGAGGTTATATCACCCAGGAGAACCTATGGAACGCCCCACCCTTACCATTACCGTCGATACCTACCTGAAGCCGTTGCCTGAGCCAGCGGCTAGCTTCGAGGCTGACGAAATTCCCAAGGTGCTAAAAGGCACCGTGATCCCGATCCTGGCCTATCGCCATGAGCATGGCCATATCTGCTTTACGGTCGATGCCACCGGCTTTAACCTGGCCACCCTGCACCCATCTCGCAAAAATACCTGGTGGATCTATGCTCAGCATTGCCTGGACCCCCAAGGCCATGGCGCTGACAATGACCCCAAGGATACCCCCAGCGATACCGCCAAAGGCTATGGCATCGTCCTGCCAGGGTTCAATGGCAACTACTACAGCACCGACTCAATTGGCCTAAAAAGCCAGAGCTTTACCTGGGGTGAAGCGCTCCATGTGGACAGCGCTGGCAGCTACCGGCAACCTGCTAACCCGGATGTGGTCTACAAAATTATCAAGATCGCTGAGGTAATGCAGAATGTGCGTGGCCTATTCGGCGGCGCACCAGTCGTGGTTAACTCCTGGTACCGGGATCCAGTGACTAACCGCAGGATAGGCGGTGCCAGTCAGAGTCGGCACATGGTCGGCGATGCGGTGGACTTTCACATCCCTGGTGTATCGTTGGTGAATGTGTATAATCGTTTGGATCCATGGTGGGCTAGTCGAGGTGGGCTAGCCCGGGGCCAGGGGTTTGTGCATATTGATGGCCGGGGCTACCGGGCTCGATGGACCTATCCAGGGGTGAACTAAATGGTACCAAGACAGGCAATTGTCACCAAGACCGATGGCACGGCTGTACGGGGCCTTGCCCAGATCCAGGGACAGCGGCTGATCATCCATGGCCCGGATGGCGCGTGGTATAACTACGCACTCAAGGACTGTACGATCATCTGGGATCCAGAGCGCAGGCGTAGTAGTGGGAACACTAAGGCATAAACGGGGACTGATATGCCAGAGGTTGAACATAATACCCTGACTGGGGCCCAGCTCCATAGCTCGAAAGTGGTGACTTTCACCGGCGATCCGTCTAGCTATGTGCCAACTGAGGCAGGTATCCTGGTGCAATGCTTGACGGCACCCAATGCAGGTAAGCTGTACCGCACTACGGGCACTACTGCAGGGGCGCTAATGTCGGGCAGTGCCGCCGACGGCCAGGCGGCAACGGTGAGCATTGGGGCGATCACGACTGGCAGCGCTGGCAGCAATGCCACAGTCACCAACAGCGGCACCACATCAGCGGCGGTGCTAGACTTCACCATCCCCCGGGGCGACGCGGGGGCCGGGGCCTTTGGCATCCGCTATACCTTCAGCACTAGCACCAGCAGCGGTCCTGGGGCTGGCCTGCTACGGCTTAACAATGCCAGCCCAGCCAGTGCCACCCAGCTTTATGTCAGCGAGACGGACCGCAATGGGGCGGCTATCGCTAGCCTGCTTGGCACCATCGCCAATGGTAGCCCGATCCAGATCCTAGACGAGTCGGATCCATTGGCCTTTGCTTACTACACCGTCACCAGCAGCACTGACAACGGCACAGACCGCACCCTAGCAGTGACCCATGTGGCTAGCAATGGCACCCTGGCGGGCGGGGTGACGCTGACCTGGGGGGTGGCTGGGGCGGCTGGTGCTACTGGGCCTGCCGGGCCGACTGGAGCGACTGGAGCAACCGGCGCTACTGGGCCTGCCGGTCCTCAAGGTGCAACAGGGCCACAGGGCGCGACCGGTCCCACTGGGGCAACAGGAGCGACGGGGCCGCAGGGGCCTACCGGGCCACAGGGGGCTAGCCTTAATCCTCAAGGAGTCTACAACAATGCAACGACCTATCTGATTAGAGATAGCGTATTCCTGGACGGCACAAGCTATGTAGCCATCGCTCAGACTACCGGCAACACTCCACCCAATGCAACTTATTGGCAGGTCTTAGCGGCTCAAGGGGCGTCAGGGAGCGTTTCTTCTGCATCGGCGTTAGTGCTAGCGGAGCAGGCGGGGATTACTAGCACAGGTGCAGACGAGATTGATTTAGTCAACGTCAACAATAGCCTGCAATGGCGGCTTGAAAGCGACGGCGCAACTTACACCGTAGCCGCTACTAACCGAAGCCAGTCTTATACGGCAGCTCAGGTCGTTGCTCCGGTTAGCCTGACAGATGCAGCCACTATCGCCACAGATGCCAGCCAAGGGAATGTTTTTACAGTCACGCTAGGCGGCAATAGAACGTTAGGCGCTCCAACTAACTTAGGATCAGGGGGCACTTACCTATGGATTGTTACCCAAGATGGTACAGGATCTAGGACGTTGGCTTATAACTCAGCATTCAAATTCCCTGGCGGGACTGCCCCAGCCTTGACGACTACCGCCAATGCGGTTGACGTTTTAAGCTGTGTTTACAATGGATCCGTTTTATTGTGTAACCTGATGAAGGATCTCAAGTAATGTTTACGTTTCCTGTCGGGTTGCTTGGGGGTGAAAGGGATCCATTCTACAACAATGTTTCGTTGCTTTTGCTTGGCAACGGCACGAATAATAGTACTACTTTTGTGGATTCTGGGCCGGCCAATAGAACCGTGACAGTTTCTAGCGGCAGCCCTGTAATTACCACAGCTCAGTTTAGGTATGGCAATGGATCCATCTCGGGCGGAGCGATTGAGACCCCTTACAATGCTGCGTTTGACTGGGGTACAGGGGACTTTACCATAGAGTTTTGGCTTAGGTATAGCGGAACCCTTGCCTCTGATTTTAGGTTTTGCTTCGGCAAGACCGGCAACGTGTTTGCTTTTGGGAGCAGAATATCTAGTGGAAGAAGGATCGGCGTACTTTTGGAAAACGTAGCATGGGAAGTTGAATTTAGCTGGACGCCTGCTGGCGCTAATACTTGGGCGCACATTGCCTTAACAAGGCAAGGCACTACCATGAGAGTTTTTCAGAATGGCGTCGCATTGGGGTCTGCATCAAATAGCACAAGCTGGAATATTAACAATAACCCATTCGTGATCCAGGCTAATACTCTTATAGCCTCTGGAGGCGCATGGATAGACGATTTTAGGGTAACAAAAGGTGTTGCCCGATACACCGCAAACTTTACGGCCCCAACGGCGGAATTACCGACTAGCTAACCTTATCCTGACTAGCCATGGCAACCCAACCCATCACCAGCCGGGTGCTGAACAGCCAACAACAACGCCTAGAGGGCCAGCAGGCTAGCCAGTCGGCCAGTGCTGACCAGGCCCAGCGCACAGCCATCTATGACGGTGGCGGCAACTATCGCACCGTTGGCGCAGCCGGTAGCTACCGCCCCAAGGGAACGGTCACCTCTGGCGGGGTGCCGGTCGGCCAGGCTGTACCAGCTAACAATGGCCTAGTTGGTGGTATGCCTGCCAGCTTTGGCGGCGATGCCCAGGCTATCCGCGACCTACGGGAACGCCTAGCCCAGGTCGCTGAGGAGCGAGGCTTCCAGGCATGGCAAGGCGACCCCAACACCCAAAGCCAGGGCGAGACACCTCTGGCGGCTAGGTACTTGTTTGACCGCTACCTAGACCGCGACACCATGACGCTGTACTACTGGCAGCAGTCAGGCGCTAACACAGGCGGCAAGTGGATCCCGGTCGCCTCTGGCCTGGACTCGCTGAGCGGCGGCATTGAAACGCCAGCAGTTAAGCAATACCCGTTGATCACCTACAACGATGAGCCGCGTAAGATCATGGCGCTGCACTTGCGGGTCAATGCGGATCCAGTCGTTGTGGCTAGTGTGACCCAAGGCGCTGGGGCTAGTACATTAGCTTGGACGGTCACCCAAAATAACCAGCAGGTAAACCGCACCATCACGGCTACGCTGTTAGTCGATACCGCCAATGGTCAGAACCAGCCAGTAACCCTAGGCACCACGATTTTAGAGGCCAAGAGCTTGCTAAAGCTAGGCTTGACCGGCGTTACCGTCGGGCCTGAACTGCTGTCGTTTACGGTGCAGTTTCAGTCAGCAGCCTTTGACCTGGCCATGGAGGAGGAGTAGGGATGGGTAGGCAGCTAGGCTGGGTATGGTTTGGGGGGGAGAAATTCGATATTTATTGCATTCCTTTTGAAGGCTCTGGAGGGAATCAGTTTGGTCTTATCAATGCACAATCAAATGTCTTGGGCCTAAAAACATTAGGAGTTGATACGCAAATTGATTATCAGTGGGCTACATCTGCTGTCGTAGGGTCAAAGATATATTGTGTCCCATCTGTCGCCACAAGCGGAAATAATCAATTCGGGATTATAAATGCAGGATCAAACTCATTAACATTGACTACACTAAATGTTAATTCTCAGGTTAGTTATAACTGGTTTGCATCTGTTGTTGTAGGCACAAGCGTTTATTGCATTCCGTCTTTTGGCACAAGTGGAACAACCCAGTTTGGGATTATAGACACGGCATTAGATCTGTTAACCTTAACCACGCTAACTGCGAATATTCAGGTAACTTACAATTGGTCTTCATGTATTAGTGTAGGCACAAAGATTTATTGCATTCCATCTGTAGCGCTAATTGGAAGTAATCATTTTGGTATTATAAATGTGCAGTCAAACACATTGATGTTAACAAGATTAGGCCTTGATCCTAATATAATATATTCATGGAATACATCTGCTATCGTAGGAATGAAAATTTATTCCATTCCTTTTAGCAGTGTAGGCGATCCTTCGCTTGGCCCAATAGCAGGTAATCGGTTTGGTATTCTAGATACCGAGTCAGACACGCTAGAGTTAGTAGACTTAGGAGCTGATCCGGAAATACAGTATCGCTGGTTAACGTCCGCTGTTGTAGGTACAAAGATCTACTGCATTCCATATCTTAAGGATGGCGGCAACCGGTTCGGAATTATAGACACAGAGTCAAACACCTTGACGTTGACGACGCTAGGCGCGGATCCTCAGGTAAGTTACTATTGGCGGACATCTGCTGTTGTAGGTACAAAGATCTACTGCATTCCATATCTTAAGGATGGCGGCAACCGGTTCGGAATTATAGACACAGAGTCAAACACCTTGACGTTGACGACGCTAGGCGCGGATCCTCAGGTAAGTTACTATTGGCGGACATCTGCTGTAATCGAGCGATCAGCTTGACCCCCACCCCAGTACCGCCATGACACATCCTGCAAGCGTGTTATGCCATGGCACCCCTAGCTGGTAGCGCCATAGTAGGCTAGTCGTGGGGGAGGGCGTAACCCATGGCGCACTATCAACTATGCTATGGCCGGGTCAGCAGCAAGGACCAAAACCTGGACCTGCAGATCCAGCAATTTCAACAACAGGTAGAGTTTGACGAACTATTTACCGAGTCATTGTCTGGCCGCCGTCGGGACCGGCCCGAGTTTCTACGCCTAGTTGACCGGGCGCTTGAACTACGCCAGCACCGGCACCAGGTAACCGTCTGGGTGGTGGAATGGACTCGCTGGGCAAGAGATACCGTCTGGGCGATGGAAAGCTTGGCCCAGCTAGAGACCGCTGGCGTCATTGTCAAAGAACTTACCACCGGCCAGGAAATAACACTCCAGACCGCCTCAGGGCTGCTTACAACCGGCGTTAAGTCGCTAATGGCCCACTACTACTCTGAAGAGCTATCGGCACGGCTGAAGCGGGCTAACGTGCAGCTACGCCGACAGGGCAGGCCGATGGGTGGCCTACCTCCTTTTGGCTACCAACGATCTGCTGACAATAGCTGCTACGAGCCGGGGCCAGACTGGGAAAAGGCCAGGGAGGCCATTAGCTACTACCTGGAGCATGGCAACCTGCTACAGCTCACCCATCTAATGCAAGACCGCTACGGCATTGGTCGAAACAGGACAGTCTGGCGGGCGTGGCTAAAGAACCCTACCCTACGCGGTCACCTGCACTATCGCAAAACTAACGAATGGCGCTACAATGCTCACCCAGCCTTGATCAGCGAGGATGAGTACAAGCGTATCGAGTACTGGATTGACCTAAACCGTCAGCTGAGGGGCAACAACCAAGGCCGGATCCATGCGGTGCCGCCGATTGTGTCCTGCAGTTGTGGTTGTCGGTGCCGCCCCAACTCTCGCGGAAAAAACCGGTACTTTATCTGTGCTGCCAATGGCGGAGGATACCCTACCCGGCCACGGTGCCCCCAGACCCGTTCCTGTCGCCAGGACATGATCGAAGCCGCTATCCAGGAGGCCTTGATCGATCATGCTGAGGCCATCGCCTATGGCCTGCAGGCCGACACAGCCTTTGACCCTACCATTGCTGCCCTAGAGCAAGAACTAGCCGCCCTGAAGCCTCTGGCGCACCGCTCCGCCATTGCTGAAGAGATAGCGGCTATCGAGGCCGACATTCTGGCCAGGCGTAGCAGCCAGGGTCAGGTGCTAGCCAGCAGCCAGCGGCTACAGCAACAGGCCATTGATGCAGCCACGATGGACTGGAGCACATTGGAAGCGCCCGAGCGCCGACAGCTCTATGCTGAACTGGTGGAGCGGGTGATCATTCAAGGGAATGAGGTGGTAGAGGTGCGGTTTAAGCGGTAAGAAAAAACCCCAGCCTAAGCCGGGGCGAGGGAGAACCACGGAGGAGAAACTTAACAGACGCTAGTCAGAGGTCAGGTAAACCTGGCCGGTCAGGTTGCCGGGGGTGCTGGTCTTGGTGGCGGTAGCCCGCACATAGACCGCTTCCCCTTCGCCAGCGGCTGCCATCAGGCTAGCAACAGCCGCACCATCAAGCGCCAGGTACTCTTTACGAGCACTGCTACCAGACAGTAACTTAATACTGCCCAGGGCCACTTCGTTGGTGAAGCTGGAGTTATCCGCACCGGTCACATTGACGGTCCAATACTTGGATCCATCAGCTTCGTGGCCGTTGTAGCAAACCACCGCCAGGTATGGGCCGATCTTCTCGGCCTTAAGGGCGATGCCGGTGCTAGCGGTATTGCTAGCGCTGATGCCAGAGAAGGCGGCTAGCTTCAGGCTTTCGTCAATTGGGTCATGGCGCCGCACCTTGAGGTTAGGCGTAGTCAGAGAGGGGTTAGCCCCAGATAGGTTAGGCATGGTCGTTAGGTCCAGTAAGGGTTAGTAACTATCGGTGTAGCCTAGGAGGCCACTACAGCAGCATTGGTGATGCCATACAGCCGGGCTACGCTGTAGCCGTTGTAGATGGCAAAGCTGCAGTTCCAGTCCACCCGAGTACGGAATACTGGCTTGTCCTGGACTTCGCCCAAGTCCCGAGCGCTGATGCCGAACCCGCTAGCCGTATCATTGCGCCCCTGGATGCCAGTGGTCATCTGCGGGCCAAAGACCACACAGTAAACGCTGGTGCAGGTCGATACAGCGCCATCAGGGCTGGCCTCAGTAAAGGGCAGGATGGGGGAGCTGATGTCATCGGTCAGGATAGGTACCCCGCCATACTGGGGTAGCTTGCGGCCAAAAGTATCCTGTTCATACTGGATAAACCCGCTCTTAGTGGTATCGCGAGAGGCTGCGGTTAGCAGATCCTTCATCTTGCGAGACATCATCAGGTACGGGGTGCCGCCAGTAAACTTGACCTGGCTCAGCAGTTCATCCAGCTTGGTTAGCTTGAGTGCTGCACCGCCATCCGCATTGCTGATCAACTGGCTGCCAGTGATCCGCTTTTGCAGTCCATCAAAGCCACGGGGATCAGCAGCGGAGTCGCCCTTGATGAACTGGTACTCCCAGCCAAGGCGCAGCGCTTCGATCTTCAGTTGCTCATGGGCCACCCGGGCCTGTTGGCCCTTCAGGTTAACCAGAGCGCGGTCAACATCCATGTCACCGCCATAGAACCGGAATGCTTCAGACTGCGGGTTGATGACGCCGGTGGACTCGTCAAAGGCTTCGTTTAGGGCGCGGAAGCCAACACCAGGCAGTTGATCCACCCGGTTGTAGTGAACCCCAGAACCTTCCTCATTTTCAAAAGGAATGGATCCAAGGATCTCGCCTGCAGAAAATTCATTGATGACTGCCCGGGTAACCGGGTCTTGGGTCAGCTTGCTTGCTTCGATTAATGTTAATGCCATGGGGTATGCCTCAAAAGCTTTTGTGGTGGTGCTGCATCACGCAGGCTAATGAGGCATCACGCCTCGATAGTTCTAGTGTGCCCAGGCTACCTACCGCCAAATTGTTTTTGGCGTTGCGCTGTCACCGCAGCCCATACATCCTTACCAGTCGCCTCGGCGGGCAGGCCCTGGCCCGGGCTACCCAGTACACCAAAGCCTGGCCGGTCAGAACCTTTGAAATGGCGGGCAAACCAGGATGTGGTGCCCTTCAGTTCGTCGATCAACTCGGCGACTGTCTTGGGCCTGCTCTGGCCCTTGTCGGCCACATAGGCGGGTGTCTTGCCGTCCGGCTCTAACACCTCCAGCCCATTGGCCGACACCCGCACTCGGCCCCGCAGCGCTAATGCTGCAGGCTCAAATTCACCCGGGAATCCTTCGGCGGCATAAAACGCCTGCTCCAGGGCCGTATCTCGCTGAAAGTCCAGCAAGGACTGCTGGGCGGCTGCCAGTTGCTGGCGTTGTTGCTCTAGCACTGGCTCATACTTGGCCTGGGCATCTGCCTCAAACTGGGCCCGTAGTTCAGCCTGTTGTTGTTCCCACTCAGCCTGCTTAGCGGCGATCTCCATGGCTTCTTTGTACTTGCCAGGGTCGATGCCGCTGAAGGCTTGCAGTTGGGTTTCAAGCTGCTTGGCTTTCTTCTCTAGTTCCTTGCGGGCCTCCCGCTCCTTTTGCAAAGTAGCATAGGCGGTCTCGCTGTTTGGATCCTGACTGCTATTGGCTGGCGGATTAGGGGGAGTCGCCTGGGGTGCGTCAGGGGTCGGTTGTTGTTGTTCGTCAATCATGGTGCATCACGCATATTGGCTTCACGCCGGTCATAAAATAGGGTGCCCAGCCCTACCCCCGGCCTAGTTCAGATGTGCCAGCGGCCATCATCGGCGAGTAGGTCTGGCTGAGCATGGCCGCTACCCGCAGCCGCAGTCGTTCAATATTGGCGCTGTAGCCAACGGTGGATCCACTTTGAAAATACTCAATCACATCCACTCGCTTTAGGCCTGCTTGGCCGGCTGCTGCGGTCTGGGCGGCATCGTCAGCATCCATCTGGTCCAGGTCAGCCTGGATCAAGCCAGCAACGTCAGTGCCGAACTTAGTATCTTGGGCATTGACAAAGTTGATCTGGTTTTGTACTAACTGCATGACGCTTTGCCAGGTTAGCGGCCCTCCAGCTTCGTCACCTAGGCTAAAGGCGCGATACTTGACAATGCGGTTAAGGTCGTCAGCGGTGAGGGCCATGGCGGTGAACAATGCAACGACTTTAGGGTGCCCCGTCGATCCAATCCCTAAATTGTTGCTCAATCACTGGCCACTGGAACGAGCTAGACTGCCAATGCTCCCGGGCCTGTTGCTGATATTGCTGACATAGATCGGGGTTGCTGTAGGCCTGCTCTAGGGCCCTGGCGTAGTCATGGCTGGAGACAACCGGATAGTCCAGCGCTGTCCTAACCTGGCGCACCTGACCAGCCTTGTCAATCTGCAGCAGCCCAAAGGTTTCTGAGCGCGAGTCAATTGGATCCACCATAAGTGCTCGCCCTGGCCATAGGTCAGCGTGGACCGAGTGGTTGCCTAGAATGACGGTTGCGCCGTACTGGCTAGCCTCGACCGGGCATAGGCCCCAGCCCTCGGCATCGCTGGTCTGCAGGTAGCAGTTAGCACTGGCATAGATGGCCGCTAGGTCGGCATCACTGCAGAAGGGATGATGGTTATCGCCAGCAGTATGGCTGCGCAGTAATGGCCGTTGCTCGAACGCATAGCCGGTCCTGGCTAGGGTGCGTTCATAGTACTCCCGTACAGGCAGGTCATCACCATAGTCGGCGCAGTGTAGCCAGAGGATGGGGGCACCCGGTTCTGGCGGCAATGGCTTGCCCTGGGCAAATTCACAGAAGGCTTGAATGGCTAGGTCATAGCGCTTGCGGGGGCGGTTGATGTCTGTCCTCAGTACAACCCAGGCGTCTTTAAGTGGCTCTGGCAATAGGCTACGGCTAGGCTGGAGGGGTGGCTCGATGCCATGGGGGATGATGGCGCAGTCGCCCTGGTAGCCAGCGGCCCGCAGCACCTCTAGCCCGAAGGGGGCGTAGGTGGCCACCCCAGCCCAGTGGGGTAATAGCCGGGCTAGCTCGGCTTCATAGCCTGCACAGTCCACCGGGAAGTAACCAAAGAATGGGATCTGGGTGATGCCCAAGTTCTTGCAGGTCGCCCATAGGATAGAAAACCACCGATTGCATACCCAGATATCATTGAAGCCCACCACGGCATCGGGCTTGAACCGCTTGATCAGGCCCACCAGCTGATCATTGCCAAGGGGATCAGCGGCCTTGGTGGTAAGTAGCCGCCATGGGTAGGAATGCTGGGCCTTCTGCAGGTAGTTGATCGCCACTTGGGTAACGCTGTGGCCGCCATCTACCAGAGCCTGGCATAGGTGCGCCGCTACCCTGCCGAAGCCTGTTGTCAGGCCCGGCATCGGCGGAGCATCCGCCAAAACAAGAATGTGCATAGTTGTCAGTCTTCAGGTACAGCTTCAGGTTGCCCGGGCTGGCTGGCTGGCATCAGGATCCCGTTAATCACCTCCGACGCCCCCGGCATGGCGGCATCGCGTTCCACCGCTACCCGCTCCATGATCTCTTCAATATCGACACCAGGCGGCAGCTGGCGACCCATCCGCAATAGCTCCAGCAAGGTTTGATGGTCGATAGCGCCTGCTTGCCATAGGCCTAGCAATGCGCCCATCTCCTGGGCATCGAGCGGCATCTCCAGAACAGACTGATCCATCTCAACTTCAACGTCACTGGGGTCTTCGCCAGTAAATAGGCACCAGTCGGCCACCAGCGCTTTGACAGCCTGGCTTTTGGCCCTAGCATAGCCATTCAGGCTGGCACTGGATCGGCTGGCGGCTAGGTAGGCCTCTGTTGCAGATCGCTGGACACTGCCACCACCAATGAACCCTACCCCTTCTTCGTCGATGGCGCGGCGGGTTTCGTTGCAGCTTTCCCGTAGTTCAGCAATGCCCTGGCCAGTAATCTCGATGACCCCTACCGAGTCCTCGCCAGCAGCAGTGGTATTGCTGTCCCGCATCAGCTCGATCACATGGTTGGGTCCAAAAATGATCGGTGGCCGCTGGGTAAAGTCCATGCTGCTTACCCGATAGACCGTGGGCGCATTTACCCGATACTGGATTGTATCTAGGCTAGACTCTTGGCGGAATAGCTTAATGTTTAGCTCGGCTGCTTTCAGTAGGTACGGTAGCTGCAGGTCGCCGTCATGGGGGAATGGGTTGGTCACATCCGGGTAGGCCTGGAGCGGGATCCGTTGGACTGGTGCGGTGCGTTCGTCCACAATATCCACCGCCCCACGGTCACTGATGCGGGCCACCGTCAGGCTGACACCGCCATCACCCGGAAGCAGCCGAAAAGTATGGTAATAGGGCTCACTGATGGATCCATAGCTGCCAACGGTCTGATCCCGGTGCATGACAAGGGTGACCTGGGTGAGCACCATGGATCCATTACGCAACTCCCCCCGCCAGTTGATCACATTACGCCGATCTACCAGCGTCCATTGCGGGTAGGTGCGACGGTCGGCGGCGGTGCGGGTGGCGGCATCCTCCGGGCTCAGCTGCACATTATTGGTCAGCACATACACTAGCCCATCCCGCAGGGCTAGTTCATCCGCTTGGCGTAAAAAGCTAGTCCAGTCGGATCCATTACCGTCCAGGTATAGGCCATCCGCTTCAGCTTGCTCGAAGCTGGCCGGGTAGCCCTCAACGTCGAAGGCTGTCAGCAAGCCGCTGATGCTTTCCACCTGGGCCCGGTATTTGTTGTTGAATACGGCCCGGTTCACCCGATCATCGTAGGCGGCCCGGGGTTCCCGGCTAGCCTGGGGCAGGTAGTCAGCCTTGAGCCCATAGAGCCCATTCCATACGTCAAAGCATAGCTTCAGCGCTGGCTGCAGCTTTTTTAACGCAGGGTCGTGGTAGTTAGGGAGGGATGGATCATTCATGCTGATAGTGTGCCCTAGCCCCATACAGCCACTGACTGAGCCATGCCAGTCTGCCGTTGCTGGATCATGGGCCCCAGCGCATAGCGCAGCGCATCCATCAAGTGGTTGTTGGCGTCAATTACCTGAGGCAGGATGTCGCCGCTTAGCTTGTCTACTTTGTAAGAGTACAGCCGGGCCTCAGTTGCCATATTGGAGCAGCGAGGGTGGATGACAACCTTCTCAAAGTTGCGCAGGTAGGCAATGCCGTCTTCGACACTGCCCGGCCACTTGCGCACCGCTGTCAGCCTGGGAATGCCGCGGCGGCTAACATGGCTGATGCTTTCTGGCCTGGAATTGTCCACCCGCACTACATGGCCGTCGATGCCTGGAATATCTCGAATCCAGCGCTTAGCTGTTTCGTCTAGCTCTAGCCGGTGGGCATAGCTTTCTTGCTCCACATAAAGCCGGTTGCCATGGATCCAGCACTTAACCGCAGCGGTCGGGTCTGCAGCAAAGCCCCAGTCAGCACCAAAGTACGGCCCCTGCCAGTCAGCGGCAGGCTTGAACTCATCCACAATCCACTTGCCATATAGCACCTGGGAGTCTGCATTTTCCAGGCATTCTCCTTCCCAGATGTGTTGGTAAAGATCAGGATCGGTGGCCTGCATCGCTTGGCGTTCAGCGTCTAGCTCTGGCGGAAAGTACGGGTTAAGATCCCAGTTCACCCGCTGGATGTAGCTACCACCGCCCAGCTGGCCAGGGTTGATCAGGAAGGTTTGATAGATAGGATCCGTCTTTTGATATGGATTAAAGGTTACCCAGATCTCAGAACCTGGGGCCCGGATAGATGGCACCAGATCATTCCAGCTTTTTTGGCTGATCGTTTGGGCCTCTTCTACCCAGCAATGGGTGATGCCGCTGATCGACTTGATGGAGCTAATGTTATGGCGCAGCCCTTTGAAAATAAACTGGGTGCCACGTGGGCCAAGGATCTGGGCCTCCTGGACAGAGTACACGGACTCCAGCCCCAGGTCTTCAATGCGTTGCTTTAGCAGATGGTGAACCGAGTCCTTGATGGACACCTGAAATTCCCTGGCGCATAGCACCCGACACTTACGCCGGGCCCCTTCGATCAGCAGCGCATCAGCCGCAGCGGTGGACTTACCCGATCCGCGGCCACCCCATAGGCATTTGTACCGGCGTGGCTCTAGCAATGGCTGGGCCCAGGGCAGCAGGTTCCTGGCTAGTTTGTCGAGGTCCACCGAGTCGGTGGGCACCGCAGCATAGCTGGCGACTAACCATTTCTTCCATTCTGCTCTGAGCTCTAGTGCGCCGAGGGTGGCCATTGGCAGGAAACCCGGCCTAGGCCGGGTAGGGACTGACAACATTCTCAGCATTCCCCAGGATGGGTGGGCTGGGCATTCTATAGCCATGACCCGCAAACTTTGCCTACACCCAGTCGATGGCCAACACCCCTACTGGGTGCTGGATGGATCCTGGCCGCCCCCCGCTGGACTGTGGAGTATTGGCCGGGATCCACAATGCGATATTCACATTATAGACTCACGACTCTCGAAGCGACACGCAGAGCTACGGGCCACCGATGTTACCCAGGCGGGGGATCGGGTGTGGCTGTGGGAACTGAAGGATGGCTTTAGCACCAATGGCACCTATATTAACAGTCGAGCGCTGAAGCCTGGCCTATGGGTGGACCTGATGGAGAAGGACATACTATGGCTAGGCGGGCTGGTCTACCGGGTTTCCCATGATGATGATGACACTAGCGGGACAAAGCTAATGGCTGAGCCAGTCAAGCAGGAGCAGCACCACACTGAGGTAACCGGCGATGCACCCCGGGGTGCCCGTCCATGGTGGGCAGAATGGGTGGAGTCCATCTGGGCCTGGTGGACCAAGCAACCGCTATTCGTGCAATGGATCATGCTGGTCACCAGTGGCGGGCTAGCGGCACTGCTGCTGTGGGTGTGGAAGCTGTAGGGTAGCCTTTCCGCTGGCCATGCTGTATAGTAGGGGTAAATTGGAGAACCCTTATGCCACCAGACATCATCTACCCCAACCTGCGGCCCCGCAAGGCTTTTTGGGGCCACCGCAAAAAGGAAAGAAGTTTGGGCATGACTGACGAGGCCTGGGAAGGCCTGGATCAGGTTGCCAAGGAACTCGGCCTGAGCCGCTCCGAGGTGGTGCAACAGATCGGGCTACGCCTGCTCACGGTAGTGGCCCCAGCTTCGCCAAAATGCGCTGTAGCGCCTGGGCCTGCTGTGCCGTCAGGGCTGGCCAGTGCTGTTCTAGCAGGGACACCGCCTCAGCTAGCTGGCGACGGGTCAGCGATGCTTGTCGAGTAGTTCCCATCGTTGCTTTAACCAGCTTCGATACATGCGGTTGTAGCGGCGCTCCATGACAATGATGCGGGTGCGCTGCCACAGCCAGGCACAGAAACCGCCGTAGAGGCCACCGCCCAGGAATAGGGCCGGGTATACAAGCCAGTCAAGTTGGATTTTCATAATGCAGTCCCCTCATGCTAGCCTTAGCTTGCCCACTGCGGTGGGGGTGGCTCGGCCAGAGGGTGCAGGCCCCACAATGGTGGGGGTGCTTCGGCCAGATGGTGTATGTCCCACAATGGTGGGAGTCAACTAAACGCCGCCAGCACCGCCGACTCCACCTGGTCTGGCGTGACTTGCAGGTACAACTGCAGGCTGGCCAGGCTTTTATGGCCGCTGATCTGCTGGATCACCCGCAGGGGTACTCCAGCATTACTCAGCTTCGTCAAGGCAGTGCGCCTGAAGCTATGGGTGGTGATGCCCAGCCCGGAGAGTCCAGCTAGGGTAAGGCAATCTTGGATCACTTGGCTGGCGCTAGCGGGGTGCAGGTGGCCCCGGCCATGGCGGCCAGGGAATAGGTACTCGCCCTGGGGTGGGCCGTACTGTCGCAGCAGCATGGCCAGGCTAGGATGCACCGGAATGGACCGGCTGGCTAGCTTGCCCTTGGTCTTAGCCTTGGGTAGTACAAGCATCCCTCCTTTTATATCACTCGGACTGAGGGCCACCGCTTCGGCTACTCGCAGGCCACAAAATAACATGCACCCGATCAGCGCCCGGTCCCGAGGACTGGAGCAATGGTACAGGAGTGCGTCTATCTCGTCTTGGGTTAATACTTTGGCTTGTCCTGCCATGGGTGATCATCCTTTGTAAGTGTGCCAGTTCAAAACCATTTTACCTTAACTAATTTGTATTTTATAAGGTAGAAATAACGCGTTTACGCCATCCTAGCCGCTGGCACTGGCTTTCAGCCCGTAAGACAGCGTGAGACAGCCTGAAACCCTTGAAGTCTCGTTACAGTGTCTCACATTGGGAATAGTGAGAACGAAAACCGGGTTAGCTTGGCTTGCCCAACTGGCACATAGGCCGATTGTCACAACCAACTGGCACAGGCTAAGGATAATTGCTTAGTCGCGTAACTGGCACATCGCAACTGGCACATTGGGCACACTATGGAGGAGTGAACAGGAAAAGTAGGGCCATAGACGAGAACATGGGTACTAACTGCTCTCCCCGCAACTATTCAAGCCTTGAAAGCCCCGAATATGGCGGGGTTGTGGTGGAGCAGTGCAAGGACTGGACTAGATGTGGACTAAATTGGGGGTACTTTAGTGGCTAAAGACCCTTTTGGTACAGCAATCCAAGATTTAGCGCCTAACATTTTTATCGCCCAGCCGCGCCGCGATGCGTCTCAGCCATTGCTACAGAACTTGCCCCAGATGGAGGGGCTAGCGTGGCCCTATGGCACGATCATTCGCTATGGCAGTACTGATGGGCTTAATACCGTAGAGGCTCGCACTGCCTTAATTCAGAAGGCACTGGATGACAATGCAGAGTATCTATGGTTTGTTGATGATGACACGGTGGTGCCCTTCCATGGACTGGCGCAGCTTTTCTATGCCGCCAGGATGCACGGCTACCCGGTGATTGGCGGAGTGGTGCCCCTCAAGCAAGATCCATTATTGCCAGTCACTATTTGCAGTAAAAACAACCGGCTTTACTATCCCGACCTATCCTATGCTGACGAGATTGTGCCTTGCAATTGGGTGACAGGGTTTGCTTGTTTGCTGATTCACTGTGATGTGTTTCGCCAGATGCAGGCAGATGATCCAGAGATGCCGATTGTATGGGCGACGGCCAACCTAGGAGAAACACCGATTGGTGAGGATGGCTGGTTTTGCCATCGCTGCCACCAGCTTGATATTCCAATCATGATCCATCGTGCGGTGCAATGTAGGCACTACGATCTAGCGACTGGGCGTTATTGGGGCGGAGAAGGGGCTTTAGAGTATTACCTAAGTGAGGCGACATCATGAGCGTCAATACCGCCCTGACGGCTGAAGTTACCCCTGCGAATGCCACCTATGCGGCTGATCCTATCCTTGCCAATCAAAGCTTAGTGTATTGGTTTAACGATGCAGCGCCGAACAATAGCCTAGTGTTTGCAGGACTTGGCAGCCTAGTTTCTTTTTGGCGGGGCGACTTTCGCAATGGCGGCACTTTTACTGAAGCAAATCGCCAAGGTCAATTTAGGCAAACCAATGACACGACTAGCTCTGACCTACAATTTTTCTTTTCAGGCGGCGTAGGCTATTTGCTAACCGCTGGAGATCGGGGCAATATTTGGTGCTATGCCTTTGACCCATCAACGGTCGTGGGTGGCTGTGCAGTCATTTTGGTAGATGCCGGGACGACTGCCGCTAACCTATTGGCGGGTAGCACTACGCTGGACCTCAACAACGGCAATGGCACCTTTCAGACTGCGCCAACGGTAGGCGATAGCTTCACGGTGGCTGGTGGTGCAACGACTCATACCCTGTCAGCGGCTAGCATTATTGCACTGTCCGGCACCATCGCCGTTGGCACTCAGCCTTTCGCCGTTAGCTATGCGCCAACTAGTGATCGGATCTATGTGGCGAATAACAGCGCTAACAATGTATCGGTGATCAATCCTGTCAGTAATGCGGTCGTAGCCACTATCACCGTTGGCACTGGGCCTCGCGCCGTTGGCTATGCGCCAACTAGTGATCGGATCTATGTGGCGAATCTTACCACCAACAATGTATCGGTAGTTAATCCTGATACCAATGCGGTCGTAGCCACTATCACCGTTGGCACTGGGCCTTTCGCCGTTGCCTATGCGCCAACTAGTGATCGGATCTATGTGGCGAATCAAAGCGGCCAGAATGTGTCGGTAATTAATCCTGTCACTAATGCGGTCGTAGCCACTATCACCGTTGGCACTACGCCTCGGGCCGTTGGCTATGCGCCAACTAGTGATCGGATCTATGTGGCGAATAACAGCGCTAACAATGTATCGGTGGTTGATCCTGTCACTAATGCAGTCGTAGCCACTATCACCGTTGGCACTGGGCCTCGCGCCGTTGGCTATGCGCCAACTAGTGATCGGATCTATGTAGCGAATTCTACCGCCAACAATGTATCGGTGATCAATCCTGTCAGTAATGCGGTCGTAGCCACTATCACCGTTGGCACTGGGCCTATCGCCGTTGGCTATGCGCCAACTAGTGATCGGATCTATGTGGCGAATGAAGGCAATGTATCGGTGGTTAATCCTGTCAGTAATGCAGTCGTAGCCACTATCACCGTTGGCAGTTCGCCTTTCGCCATTGCCTATGCGCCGACCAGTGATCGGATCTATGTGGTGAATTTCGCCAGCAACAATGTATCGGTGGTTAATCCTCGGACGAACCTAGTTGATGCAGGCACCCGAGCTAGGGTTACCTTTGCGCCAGGGCTGACCAACGCTGTCGCCGTTGGTGATGCGCTACAGTTCTGGGGGGCTGGCAACAAATTTGTTAGTGCCCGATTGCGGTTAGCCAGTGTAGCCTTTCCTAGCGCTGCCCGCCTATCAACGGACCTTGCTAATGGCTTTGCCTCGATTCGCAATACCAGTACCGCTACGTTTTATCGTAATTTAATACTTGCCAATTTCAATGGCACCAGCTCGGTGACCGTCAATGGGACAAGCATTGCGCCCAACGCCGAAACTACTATTGGCTATTACAACATCGCCACCCCTGTATTTTCAGTCAATGTTACGGCTAGAGACCTAGATTTTTATTACAAAGCTGGCACTAGCTATTTGATCGCCACCAGCACCACTAATCAGCTATTTCTCTACGCCTTTGATGCTGCAACAGTATCAAGCGCTCCAGCAGTAAAGGCCACCTTCACCACCAATGGGCTAAGTGCTTCTACGCCCCGTCATCTAAGTTTTACAAAGGCGGGTTCTGATTTAGTCCTGCTGGTAGCGGGGGACACCATTAACCTGCTCTACCGCTTTGCTGACAACATTTTTGATGGCACCGGCACCATTACTATCAACGGCCAAACCATTGCGCACTCCAGCGGCTATGCGGTGCCCACCAGCGCAGCATTGTTTTATTGGCTGCACAATACTACTGCTACCGACTCACTTTTAGGTGCGCTCTACCATAACACCGTGGCTAACCGCACCGTGATCGCTTTTGTGACCACCGCTGGCGTTAATGCTTATGAGCTGAACCTAGACGCCTTTGACGGCACGGCGACTGTCAACGTGAAGGGCACTCAGGTCGCCCCCACTAGCAGGCAATATACGTTGCCGGAGTACCTATCCAGCTTCCAGATTCCCTCCTATACCGCACCCCTAGCGCTGAGCTACAACAGCACCGATGCGGCCAACAGTTTCATCTCTGGCAATAACAGCCGGATCGCTAGGCTAAATCAACTCAACCGCTTCAATACGGTCATTGACCTGCTGACCCAAAGCTATACCACTGCCCCGGCCATCACCAAAACCTCCGCCAATGGTGCGCTGACTCTATTTACTGCGATCACCGCATTCCAGGCACTCTCTATTTTGGTGATTGGCGCTAGCTTGATCAGCTTGCGCAATAGCGACGGCAGCACCGGCTATGCCAATGGTGAATTTTACCCCTACGCCTACACAGCTACCGACGACGCCGAGGGCACATTTAACGAAGGATTTACCTTGTCTGGGGCCACGGCAGGTATTACCGGCACCTATCGCTTTACCATGGCCGCTGGCACCACTCTGACGCTTAGCAGTAAAGCTACCTATAACGATAATTTTACCGTCTCTTCCGGAGCTACCCTGGCGATCAGCCAGAACACCACCATTGGCAGCAATCTGATCCTCCAGACGGGGGCGAATGTGGTGGCGGCTAACAATGTTGGACCGTTCACCCTCACCATTCCCTACAGCGACCCTGGGCTAATCTACGACCCTACCAAGATCATCATTGTTTCCCAGATCCGATTCACTGCACCTAATTTTGCCGATGGATCCAGAGCCTATGCGGCCAGGGTGCAAAGCTTCACCGTAGCCAGCACCGCTATCAATACCACCACCGATGCGATCACCCTGGGCAATGATAGCCAGGGGCGTCCTGCGGCCTTTGCCACCGCTGCCCCTTGGACCCAGGTACGCTTTAGCCTCAATAGCGGCGCAACCTTGCCCACGACCACCAGTAATGTCCTTAAGGATGGTGGCTTCTATTACTGGAGCGACGGTAAACTTTTCGCTAGCATCGCCAATATTCCCAGCACCCCGGTAGACTTTACCAGCCAGGGCAGTGGTGACTTTACTCTAGCCGCTGAGACTGAACTGTTCAATGTCGTGGTGTCTGGCGGCAGCGGCCTTGCCCAAAACTTAAGCCTGCCCAATGGTGCCCTGGTACGGCTTAAGGCCACCTACTGGGCGGAGTCTGGCGGAACAGCGACCTCTGGCAGCTTCCTAGATACCCGAGACAGCCTGCTAGTGTGGAGTATCACAGGCGGTATTACCGTGGGTGCAGCTATCGGCCCAACCGTCTTAGAGCCTATCCACGAAGCCATTGTTGCCAGCACCCAGATCCAAAGCAATAAATATGGCGTACTAACCCCGGCTAATACGGGCTCTGGCCTATCTCAGTTTGCCATTGCCCTAGAGGGTGTGGGCACTCTTCAGATCAATTCCAATGATACTGACGGCGTTGAGTTGATTCAGAATATTTTTCTTTGGTGGTGCTGGGTGCGCAGCACAGAAGCAGGCATTCGGCTGGCTAGCTTTGACACCCTAGAGGCGCTGTCGTTCACCAGTTACCAGGCGGGGCGGGTAGAGGTTGAAAATACCAACAGCACGACACCCCTCAGCATTGCAGGCGGGAGTATTACGTTCCCCGGCAGCAGTACCGGGATTGCCGCCAGTAGCTATGCGATCAACCTAAACGCTGATGTGTTTGGTACTGGCGCAACAACAGGTCTGACCAGTCCTGAGATCCGGCAAGCTGTAGGGCTGGCTAGCGCCAATCTGGATAGCCAGCTCAGCGATCTTACCGCATTGGTGCTATAGGAGGAGCTATGGGCGTTATTTACAAGGCAGTCTCATTACTCCCTGACCTCGGTGATGCGGTCACCACCGCTACCGCCAGCATCAACCTATCGGCCCTCAGGGTGGTGATTCTCGACAACGCTGGCCAGTTTGCCTATGCAGATAGCAGCACCCCCAGCCATGCCTACCGAGTCGCTGGCATCTTGCCCTATGCAGTTCCCCAGGACGCCGAAGGCGTGGCCTACCGACTGGGCGAGATCAGCGATGCGGTGTGGAATTGGATCAGAGGTAGCCCGATATTTTTGGGCACCAATGGCCAGCTTACCCAGACGCCACCGGCAACGGGCATCCTGCTAGTGCTAGCCCAGCCAGTCTCAGCCACGACGATCAATCTTCTTCAACCTGTTCCCATTCTCTTAGGAATCTGACCCCATGACTACGAAAAAGTTTTTGACCGTTGTAAGCGGCACCACTACCCTAACCGAAGCGCCTAGCAGCAGTGCTGGGGCAGGCGACGCCAACAAGCTGATCGCTACCAATAGCTCGGGTCTGCTGGATACCACCTTCTTGCCCCCTGGGGTTGAGCTTCAGACGGTACTCTTGCCCACCAGTGAAAACCTGACGGCTGGCGACTTTGTGAATATCTTTGACAACTCCGGCACTCCAACCGCCAGGAAAGCAGATGCAAGTAACGGACGACAAGCTTTTGGCTATGTGCTGACGGGGGTGACCTCTCCCGCTAATGCCACGGTGTACCTATCTGGGCGCAATACCGCCGTCACCGGTGCCACAGTGGGCACGGTATTCTTGAGCGCCACAGCGGCAGGGGCCTTCTCGTCTACCGCCCCTGCCACCCCTGGCGCGAACGTCATCCTACAACGACTTGGCAATGCGATTTCAGCCACGTCAATTGTGTTTGAAAATGACCCACCTATCACCTTGACAGTGGTGTAGCGCCATGGCAAAGGCAATCCAGCTAAACGGTTCGGGCAACCTGGAAACCACCAGCGTCCTGCCCTTGGTCTCCTTGCGGCCTGAACCGTTCTACAAGACCATTACTCGCACCAATGGCGCTATTACGCGGATTAGCATCTATGTCAGCAATGGCGGGGCGGAGCTATACCGCAAAGACATCACCCGCACCAATGGCGCCATTACCAGCATCACCGAGACTGACTACACCCGCAGCCCTGCGGTAGTGCGTACCAAGACCATTACCCGCACCGATGGCGCTATTACTGCCATAGGAGTCGCCTAATGACCCAAACTATCACCAGTGCTGCGATCCTGGGCTCTCGCTATACCAGCGGGGTGCAGTATCGCCTATTCGACGGCACCACCCTGGGTGCTTTGCAAAATCCTACCCACCTGGGCGGCGGCATCTGGCGGGCGGTAGTGGAGCTACCTGATGCAGGCGGCGAGGTGCGCTGGTTTGCCAACGCTGGGGCCGTGCCGCTTGGGGTCGATGTGGTGGGTGCTGTGAACCCGGACATTGCTAGCACCCTGGCCCTGGCCCAAGCCTTTACCCTGGGGCGCTTCAAGATCGACTACCCCAATAGCACTGCCACCCAATACAACCCGGATGGCACCGTGCGGAAAGTATTTGCCCTACAAGACGATCAGGGCAACCCTGCCATCGACGCCCAGTCTGCCGTCGACCGGGTGCCATTGCCATGATCTACCCCCTCGGCCTAACCGGCACCCTCTATCCCCTTGGCCTGCACCCTGGCCTGATCCTGGGGCTACGCCTGCTCAAGTGCATCCCCTGCATCCACCTGGATAGCCTTGCCCCTGCCCTGGACCTGCTAGCCCAGCATCCTAGCCTGGAACTGGCTAGCACTATTCCTAGCCTGGATCTGACCACCCTGGCCCCAGCCCTAGCGGTAGCGGCCATTATCGCAGGGTTGAATATTGGATCCATTGCACCCACACTTAGCCTGGAGGACTGCGACTGTGACTGATGCTTTGAACGGAAAGACGGTGCTGGTGGGAGCTGGCCTAGCCGGGCTAACCTGGCGATTCACCCGCCCTAGTGCGGATACTGCCACCAACTACACCAATGCCAGTATATCGGTACGGTTTTTCGAGCTGGACAAAAAGTTTAAGCCGATCAGCACTACGCCAGCGCTGTCGCTCAGCATAGGCTCTGGCATTACCCGCAGCACCAATACCGCTAGCAGCCAGGCTGGCCTACTCCAGGTGACAGCGGCCCAGCTAGGCACCCTGCTAGGCACCGCTGAGGCCAAGAACTTTGCCTATGTCTGGTATATCCAGCCAGTCGGTTACGAAGCTGTGCGGGCTTTTGTGGGGGATGGCTATGATGGCCGGTTCCTGCTGGCCAAAGAGGGCTATGCCGGTTCCCAGGATGGCGAGATCAAGGTGTCGTAGCCCTAGAACCGCCCCGTGGCTACCAGCCAGGACAGCACCGCGACAGCGCCCAGCAGGGCACCGGACAGAGTGAAGCGGAGCTCGTGTTCAAAGACCTCGCGGCGGGCAATCTCCAGTGCAATGGCTTGAACTTGGCGCTTGATGTCCTCGCTCATGGTGGATCCCTCAGAGAATTTTTTATAGGGTGCCCAGGTTGGTGGATGTGTGCTATAGTGGTAGGCAGGACATTGACAATTTGTGGTGACAGTGGTGGATCCCACTCCGGTGGGGGTTTTTCCGTCTTCGAGTCAATTTGTCCTAACTGCTCGCAAAGACCTCCCCGCTTCGGTGGGGGTTTCTCCCAGTCTCGAAGCGTCAAGCCCTCGATCAGCGGGTTCTCGCAAAGCACACCCCACTTCGGTGGGGGTTTCTCGTCGCCTAGGCTGGCATCAAGGGCTCTGCTAAGCACACTCGCAAGCACCTCCCCACTGCGGTGGGGGTTTCTCGACCGCCACGCCAGCTTCAAAGTCAGCCTTGACAACTCGCAACCACCTCCCCACTTCGGTGGGGGTTTCTCCCCACCATGCCCCGGCCCCCGGCCCCTCCCCGGCCTGTTCGCAAACGCCTCTCCACTTCGGTGGGGGTTTTTCCAAACCCAGCAGCCCAGCCCCACTTCGGTGGGAGTCGCTCCGGTCGCTAGATCACCCCACCATCGTGGGAGTTATTCTTTGCCCTGAGCAACCCCACCCCGTGGGAGCGCTTACCCAGCTTTGGCGATCCGCCATTGCTCTGCCAATGCCGCCACAAATTGTTCTGGATCCATACCCAGCTCTACGGCCCTAGCCGCTAGTTCGGCTGCCGTGGCGGGGCTTAATTTCCCCTCAAGTTCAATCAGCTTTACCAACGCCGTTGCTAGGCTACCAATGGCCCGCAGGTCGCTGGTGGCCCGTGCATCACAGATGGACTGCACCACCTGCTCAATGGCCGTCCTGACATGCTCCAGGTTGGTTTTCTTGGTGCGGTAGCTGCCCAGGTCTGTCGCTGGCGGTGGGGGCGGTGCTGCCTTGGTCTTGTGGGGCACCTTTGCCGCCTCGCCTGGCGCTTCAGTCATAGCTAGCTTCCTGGCGTGCCAGTCGCCTGCCTTGGCCCAGCCGCTGATCGTCGTATTGCCACAGCGGTCAAAGCCTTCGCCCTTCAGTCGCCTAGATATTTCGGCCCATTGTGGCCCCAGCTCGCAGTACAGCTCAAAGGCCCGCTCCTTGCAGGCTGGCGTAGCAGGCTGGCCGGAAGTCTTTACCACCTGCCGGTTACCCCGCCTAGCACCAGGAGCTGGCTTGGGGGCGTGCTTGGATCGTAGCTTTGGTGTGGGTTTCTTGGTTGCCATGGATCCAGGATGCCCACAACAAAAAACCCCGGGTGGCCGGGGCTGAAGTGCATCTAACAAATCCAGTCTACCGCAATTTGCTTACGTTTGGGTTTTGCTCCCACCAAAGTGGGATAGCAAACTGCAAATTGAAACACTCCCACCAGGGTGGGGACTCGCCAGAGTCAAGATAAAACCCCGGCCAGCCCGGGGCTTGGGTGGCAGCAAAAGACTTACTTTTTCTTGCCTTTCTCCCGGTTTTCCGCTGCGGCAATGGCAATCACAACGGCACCAGTCACCGCAAACAGGGCTGCATCGACTGGGCTGGCAATGCCTTGGCTGGCGGGCACGGGCAGATCGGCGGGTTGGATGGTGTTCATAGTCTTCCTCTGTAAGTGGCCTGGTTAGTCTCCCCCCAGGGTGTTAAACATGGATCCGCTGGATGTCGCGGATGTGGACTTGGTTCGGAGACACTGCATGGATCTGAGCGATCTGCAATTGAGCCGCAGTGATACCCATGCGGATGTCTCCGCTGGTGATCTGGATAGTGGAGCTGCCTTCTACCATCCCCCGGGAATAAACTTTTTCCCACTGAAAAACATAGGTTGCCATATCAATACACCTCGTCTAGTTGTTGCTGCAGGGTTTCCTACCAGCCCTGTTGCTGGCTTTGCTGTGTTTCCTGGCCTTGCTGCTGTTGCCGTAGTTCCCGGCGTAGTTCAGCGGCCACGTTGTCGGCCAAAGACTTGCGTCGTTTCATGGTTCTTCCTCCAGCCGGGCCTGGTTCACCTTGGCCATTTCAGCAAACAGGGCAGCGGCTAAGTCGCCCTGGAGGGCATTGATGTTGTTGTGCAGCACATTGGCTGCATCTAGCGCAGACTCCAGCTCACCCCGCCAGTAGGCTAGGTAGGCGATGGCGCAGGACAGGATTTCGGCGCGGGTCGGGTCAGCGGGTAGCAGGTTCATGCTTATTCCTCGATAAAAGGCAGGTACTTGATCTGGGCTAGCACTAGCTCTAGCTCTTGCTGTGCAGCCCTATCCTTAGGGTGCCTAGCAATGATCTGGCGCAGGTGCTGGGCCCGTGTGTGCAGGAAAATGGATAGCCGCCCAGCCAGGCAGGGGCGCAGCCGGGCGATGGTGGCGCTCACAGTTGAAAGCGCCTAGCAGCCTGGATGAATGTGGTAGATGCAGCCGCCTGGATCGCCTCCAGGGGTGCGCCATGGGGCGTCAGCGTAGCCTGGGCCTGTTGGTAGGCGTAGGCGTAGAGGCCAGCCAGGGAGGTGATGTAGCTGATAATTTCAGCCTTTTCCTCCCTGGCCATCTGGTCTAGCCTGGGCGCTGACTGATAGCCAGTAGCAGGCTGGCTAGGCTGGGCCTGTGGCTGGCTAGTGGCTTGCTCCGGCTGCACTGGAGTCACGCTGTCGCCGTCAAGGACTACTTGGTAAGCCTGGCCACGTTGCAGCCAAGCTAGTTCAGGCGATCCAACGTTGTAGTTGCGCCAAACTTCGCTACCATCCGGCAGCTTGAAGGCCACCGGGCGGTAGTCGGGCTTGCCTTCGTACTTGCTGGTCTTAGGCTTGCCAATGGTCTCGACGGTAGCAGTCAGTAAAGTTGCGGCCATGGGTGGTTCTCCTAAGGGGCCCGGAGGCCCCAGCGTGGTTTAGAATTCGTCGTCGTCAGAAAACACTTCGGCCCGCACATCAGCGGGGCAGGACACATCGCCTATCCTGGCCCCAGGGACTTCATCAACAAAGATCCCAGCTAGCTGAGTGGCTAGGAACACTTCACCACGGCCAGGGATGACCCGGACATGAAGGTTAAACCATTCCCCGGAAGGGTAGATGACCTGGGCGACGTAAATTTTCACTCGGGGATCGTCGCTGATCGGCTCTTGGACTAGGTCCAGGACGGTGGGCTCGTAGCGTTCGATGGTAGTGGGATACATGGTGGTTCTCTGTAAGTGGTGTGGATGTGGCGGAACAAGTTGGGGCCAGCGAGGGCCAGCCCCAGGGGACTCTAGCCCAGGTGGCCAGGCTGAGGGGTGCGATCTGGCCATTGATCCCGCTTGTCGCTTTCGGCGCTGGCTAGCACGGCAGCGCTGCGGCGACAGCCAGCGGGGCGGGGCTGGCCCGCTCTCCAATTGCGGCAGCGAGGATACTCGTCGCGGCTAGACTTGTTCAACTGTTGAGCGCCTTCGCGGGCACAGTCGGGATCGGAGCTGTAGCGCTCCGATGGGCAGTAGCCGTCCCCACGCGAGGCCACGGCAGTCGCGGAGGGCATAGTGGGCAGGGCAGACAGGGAAAGGGAAGCGGCCAGGACGGTTACGGAAATTTGGCGTATCATTAGGGAAGATCCTTTGTAAGTGGATTGAACTTGGGGCGAGTCGTTGGCGCGACGGACCCCTTTTCTCTGGACTGACAGAACCCGGCTATTAGCTAGCGGCTGTGGGTTGCTGTCGATATTTCAATAGTAGGGCCTGGGCTTGGTATCTGTCAACTCATTAATAGCAATATTCTAATAGCTATCGCTTATAGGTATCCCAAGAAAGCATCAGGTATTGTGTTACCCTGATTTGGGAGATCTGCGTGATAATTGGGAATGTCCAGCCAAGAGGAGATAACTATGAAATCCCTAAGGGTGGCCTCCGGCCTCACTCAGGAGCAATTGGCGCGGAAACTAGATGTCTCCGTGTCTACCGTCCGTAATTGGGATGCTGGCAGATCATTCCCTCACCTGAGCCCTGCGGCTATGGAGGATCTGGCAGCGGCCCTAGGAACTGATCTAACAACGCTAGCCGCCGCCGAACGGGCTCAGCGCAATGGCTAGAATGGCGGTGTTTTGCCGTATTGAAACCCAATCATAAGCCGCCAGCCATCAGCCACACACTTAAGGACAACCGCCATGCTTGCCCGCCAACCCCTCGACTTCTATCCCACCCCCGGCCTGCTCACCTGGGCCTTGCTGGATAGCCATCGCTTTGTCCCCTGGCGCAACCAGGCCACCGTGCTGGAACCCTGCAATGGCGAGGGTGCGATCAGCGACGTACTGAAGGAGTCTGGCTTGTTCCGCCTGGTGGATACCGCCGACATTGACGAAACCAAGCCCGCTGCACTGACCATGGACGCCACGGATCCACAAGCCTGGGCCCGGATGGCCTGCTACGACTGGGTGATCACCAACCCACCCTACAACCAGGCCCCAGCGATCCTGCCCCTGGCCTTCCAGAATTGCCGAGTGGGCATGGCCATGTTGTTGCGCCTCAGCTACCTGGAGCCCTGCGAAAACCGGGCTAGATGGCTGGCAGAACACCCACCGGCCAAACTGATCGTGTTTAACTACCACAGCATCAACGATGGTATCCGCGACTCGGTGACTAGCGCCTGGTTTATCTGGCACCGCTTCGGCAATAGCCAGGGAACAGAGATTGAATTTTGTACTAACTGGAGAACCCATGGAACTAACGATTGATGCCAAAGACCTAGCCAACAGCATGGCCCTGCCTAACCGGGCGGTGCCAAACAGGCCCAGCAACCCTGTCCTGGCTAACCTGCTGCTCAAGGCTGAGGGGGATACCCTGGCGGTGACAGGCAGTGACCTGGGAGCGGTAACCATTACCGCCAAGACCAGGGCCAGCATTGCCGTAGAGGGCGAGATCCTGCTACCGGCCAAGCTATTCACCGATATGGTGGGGCGGATGGAAGGCATTCTGCATCTCACCTGGGATACGGAAACCAGCCAAGCCACCATCAACACCCTAGGCGGCAAGTATTCCCTATCTGGCCAGCCCGGGGAGGACTACCCGCTGATCGAACGGGCAGAGGGCCAGCAGCTTACCCTGGAGGCTAGCACCTTGGCCAGGGCCCTGGAGTCCACCTTGGTCACCGCTAGCGATGACGAGAGTAAGCAGATCCTTTGTGGCATTCACCTGCAGCCCGTTGCCGATGACCTGGAGGTTGCTTCCACCGATGGCCATCGCCTCAGCGTGTTCCCCGTGGTCCAGGAGGGCGTTGAAGCCTTTACCCCTGTCACACTGCCTAGTCGTGGCCTGGAGGCCCTGGGCAAGCACCTAGGCAAGGCTGAGGGGATAGCAACGATAACGCTGGACAATACCATCGCCACCTTTGATCTGGGCGATCTGGTATTTACCACCCGGCTGCTGGAGGGCCAGTATCCAGAGTATCGCCGACTCATCCCCCAATCCTTTGCGGTGGAGACCATGATCAACCGGCAAGACTGGATCGATGCGCTAAGCCGGATCATGGTGGTGGCCAACCAAGTCAGCCTCAAGACTGGCATCGTCAGGCACCGCTGGGACCAGGGCCAGCTAGTGCTGGAGGCTGACGTAGAGGGCAGCAGCGGGCGGGAGCTGGTTGGCTGCGAGGCCAGCGAAGGCCAGGGTGAGGACGTGCTGGGCAAAGCTAAGAATCCCATGGCCTTTAACGGCGACTACCTGCTGGATGGCCTCAAGGCATTCGGCAGTGAGCAAGTGATCCTGCACACCAACACCCCCACCAGCCCAGCCACGATCACCGCCCCCGGCAGCAGCCAGGTGTACTTGGTGATGCCAATACAGATCAGGGAACCAGCATAGACCACACACTTACAGAGGAGACAAAACCATGCCTGCAGAACCCTACGCCTATAATTCAGTCCAATGTGTCGGCAACCTTGGGGCCGACCCCGAGCTACGGTTTACCGCCAGCGGCGGCAAGATCTGCGAAATGCGGATCGCTGTCTATGCTGGCAAGGACCAGTCCGGCGAGGTCCGTTCCGCCTGGATCACCGTCAAGTGCTTTGGCCGTGCCGCTGAATGGGCTGGCGACAATCTACTTAAGGGTGATCGGGTAGCCATTACCGAAGGCCAGATCGACGAAGAAAGCTGGCAGGACCGGGAGACCGGCAAGCGTCGCTCCAAGCTGATCGTCAAGGCCTGGAAAATGGCCAAAGTCGTCAGGAACTCCCCGGCTGCAGCCGTATCGACCGAGCGCCCCAGCCAGGACCAGCCAGCCCAGCCCAGCCAGCCCACCTACGAGGACATCCCCTTCTAATGAGCAGACTATCCCTACACCCCGGCTACCCCGTATCGTTCCGCCTAGCCAGCGATAAACCCTGGATGCAGGCTACCGTGCAGTCCGTGGTAGGCAGCACAGTCTGGATCCGGCTAAATGCCGATATTGACGGGCTGATCAGCCTGAACCTGGACGACCCCGCCGACTTGGACTGCCTCGGCACGCCGTTCTAGCTTTACCGCCGCCCCACCACCGTGGGAGTGCTTACGGGCACGTTTGAGAGTTAAACACCCCGGCCATGGCTGGGGTTTTTTATAGCCAGTTATTGACTGAGTTATTGATCATTCCGATCAATTCTTGGCCTGTGCCAGCTACTGTGCCACTAATTTACCTGGGGTATATTGACAAGCCCGATATAGTGGGGGTATATTAGGGACATGGGAGGCGGATAACAGCCGAGTCGGGAAACCGACAGTGTGATGAGCGCCAGGACAAGCCAACCTCCTCCCACCCACCAACCACTTACACCGAGGACCGACTGATGACCACCTTCACCACCACCCCTGCCGCTACCCCCACCTTTCGGAACGCCGCCCGCTGGCTCACCCGCCAGCCCTGGCAAGCAGACCCAGCTTACTGGGTTGGCCAGGCCAAGACCCGCTACGACCTCACTGACCACCAAGTAGCCGCCCTACTCCACAACATGCAGCTACAGCTAGGCTAGGCCACCGCCACCCTACACTCCAACCCCTCCCCCAGGAGGGGTTTTTTATTGCGCCAGCCCCCAGCAGCTCACCTCGTAGGATGGCTCTGGCTCCCAGTCTGGCTCTGGCGGTGGCCTGCTATCGGGTAGCTCCCAGCAGTCGGTTAAGCCAGCCGCTAGCGGTGCATCCAGGCTTAGGCAGTCTGGCCGTAGCAACGCATTGAGCGCCTGCGGGATCTGGTCTATCGGGATCCGGGTAGCGCTGGCCATGGCGGCATGGCTGGCCCGCTCGTCATAGAGCTGCCGTAGCAAGGTGAACCGGTCCGACCAGCTACGGGGTATCTTCAGCGTCACAGCCCGGTCCCGGCGATGGTGCAATATCTCACCCCGGATGTAGGGCACGGCGTAGCTACTGAAGGCGGTGCCCTTGGCTGGGTTGTAGCGGTCCACTGCCTTGATCAGGCCGATCACTCCCACCTGCACCAGATCCTCGAATACTTCCACGCCGTCCTGGGCATAGCGGCCAGCTATCTTCTCCACCAGCCCCAGGTTGATCAGGATCAGGGTGTCGCGGGTACGCCTATAGTCAGCGGCTTTTAGTTGGGTTCTAAGCCGCGCAAATAACTCCTGTGTTTGGATCCGTATTTCCCGGCTCATGCCACCCCCACCAGCCGATATAGTCAGTGTTCCCCTATACTATACCGGCTAACTTGTCAAGCTGGATCCAGTTGTGGGCACCCTGAAGCCATGGATACTATTACCGTCACCTCCCAGCCCTCCCAGACTGCTAGCCTTGCCCTGCAGCAGGCCAGTAGCGACGACCACCTGATCGAGATGTGGATCAGTCGTTCCCGAAGTGCTGGCACCCAGAAAGCCTACCGTCGCGCTATCACCCGGCTACGGGCTTGGCTAGCCCACCACGACTGCCACCAGCTAGCCATGGTCACAGCGGCCATGCTGATCGACTATGAGGCCACGTTCCCGAAGCGCTGGAGCGATGCTACCTGCAACCTGCACAAGGCGGCTATCAAGTCGCTGTGGAAGTTCGGCAGCTCCATTCGTTACCTGCAATTCAATGTCCCCCACGCTGTCTACCGGCTAGGCAAGCCCAGGCCAGTCATGGCGGAGCGGATCCTAACCGAAGGCGAGATGCGTCGGGCCATTGCCAAGGAACCTAGCCTGGAGGCCCAGCTATTCCTGCGCTTCCTATTTGCTACTGGCGTTCGGGCCAGCGAGGCGCTAGCGGTGCGGTGGTGTGACTTGCACCTACGAGGCCAGCGGGTGTTCCTGGCTATCCACCACGGCAAGGGCGACAAGGCCCGCGAGATCGGTTGCTCCAAGGCTGTCTACGATGCGCTGATCCAGGCCCGGCCAGAGGATGCGCTGGACCAGGACGAAATATTCCCGGTGCCCTACCTGATCGCGTGGCAATGGGTGAAAGTCGCCATGGCCAGGATCGGCAAGCCCCAGGCTAGCCCCCACTGGCTGCGCCATGCCCATGCTGTCACCGCAGCCGCCCATGGATCCGACTGGTGGAGCATTGCACAGCAATTAGGCCACGCCAAGCCAAGCTTCACAATGGACAGGTATGCTCATTTTAATGGGGTGTTTAGCTCGGACTATGTGGATATTTAAGCGCCTAAAACGCACAAAGCCCGGCAAAGCCAGGGCGGAAACTCCCACGATGGTGGGGTATAGGATAGGTACGGGCTGGAGGAACGCCCACTAGAGTGGGGAATGCCAAGCCCAGTTTCACGCTGGAGCGATAGGGGCAAGACTCACCCCCACCAAAGTGGGGAGGTGTTTGCGAGGTGACGGGTCAGGCTAGCAAACTGGCCCTAACCGAGAAACCCCCACCGGAGTGGGGAGGTGTTTGCGAGTGCTGTAGCCAGAATTTAATCAGCTCCACTACCACGGAGAAACCCCCACCGGAGTGGGGAGGTGTTTGCGAGGGCGGTGGTTACCGAGTCGTCGACCAACCAGACCAGGGAGAAACCCCCACCGGGGTGGGGAGGTGTTTGCGACGGCCCGGTTGGTGACATTGCGATCAGCCATCACGGAGAAACCCCCACCGAAGTGGGGAGGTGTTTGCGAGGCAATCAACTGGTTTACCAAGTGGGATTTGCCGCTCGAGAAACCCCCACCGAAGTGGGTCCACCGTCACCTACCACCAAATTTTCAATGTCCTGCCACCACTATAGCACACAACTCTAGCCAAATGGCGCAGCCAAAGCAAAACCCCCGGCCAGGGCCAGGGGTGGCAGGCAGGCTAGGCTAGGGGTTCAAGCGTGACTTTGGCCAGCACTGCGCTTAAGTCTATTTCGTCTAGCTCCCAGGCCCCTGCGTTGCTCACCATCAAGAACGGTGGCAGCGTTGGGTGGTTGTCCACGACCTGGATCCGGTCCCCAACGCGAAGATCAGGCGTACTGGAAGCCGTGACTATGTGCCAGGTGTTTCTGTCCATCTCTAAATCCCCAGGCCAGAATCCAGCCAAGCGTCCTTGCATCGCTCCCAGCCCAGCCCATCCAGGAGGGCGAGGATGCGGGCGGTGGTGAAGTGCTCGTAGCTAGCCTCGTCCGGGGCCAGCAGATTGGCCTCAGAAGCAGCCCGCCAGAGGGCGTCTAGGGCCATTTGGGTAATGCCCATGCGGGTAGCGTCGATGTAAATGTCCCGCTGATCTCTTTGGTAGGGGTTGTCTCGTTTCATGGCGTGATCCTCTCGGTGTAAGTGGTTGGTCCCCTCGCTGCGCTGTGGGGTGGCAGCGGTGGCCTAGGCGGCTAGGCTGGCCAGTATCTCTGACTTCTTCATCCGGGCAGCACCCTTGACGCCCCGAGCAGTGCCCAGCTTGCGTAATTCCCGGATGCCCAGGGCGGCCAGCGGGGTGGCTTCGGGCTGGGGTTGGAACGCTGGGCTAGCTACCGGTGCCGGGGCTGGCTCTGGGGCCTCCTGGGCGGGCTCAGGGGCTTGGCAGCTATCTACCCAGGCATCAACCCTGGGCTGTAGCCATAGCCGGGTTAGCTTGCCAGCCAGGTAGGCCAGCATGGATAGGCAGGCGATCATCTGGCCAGCCCAGCGATAGCGGGCCATGGCGGCTTCAGAAAAGAAGGCTTCAGCATACAAGCCCCAGGCCCAGGCGGTGACCTGGCAGGCCCGGTCAGAGGCTCCGTACCAGCACTCCCAGGCGGAGGCGACAAAAGAACCATTGTGGCGAGTGGTAAAAGTGGCGGTGTTCATGGCGTTAATCCTTGTGTAGTGGTGGATGGCCGCTGTAGCGGTGCGGCATGTCATCACTATAGCCGGGGTAGATTGGGCCTGTCAATATGCTAGGGGTATATTAGTGGCACAACTGACTGGCACACTCCCACCAGGTGGGAAGTAGGGGATACTGACATAGGATCCACGCCCACGAGGTGGGGCCTATTTATTTACTGATCCACTCCCACCAAGTGGGCTTTTTTGTGGAGTGAGGCACCCCCACCAGCGTGAGGCGTTGTGAATTTTGGATCCACTCCCACCAGTGTGGGATATTTTTCCCCGGCGATCCACCCCCATCAGAATGGGGCTGCATTAGCAATACGGATCCACGCCCACCGCAGTGGGGGAACGGGCCTAAGCCTCTTCCCGGGCAACAGCCCAGATCGGGCCAGTCGGAACACAGTTACGCCGCCCCAGGTATAGCTGGAACTTAGGCCGGGCCAGCGCCTTGGCAATGGCGCGGATCTGCTGCAAGTCACCCCGCAGGGTAACGGTGGAGCTGAAATCGCTTAGGTAGTGCCGGGTGGTGATGGCATTGCGGCCTGGCGCTCCGTCGTAGGTAACTGCATCGCGGATGGTGTGAAAGTCCTCCAGGATGCCGCCATGGGTAGTCTCGCCTACCTCTACCTGCAGCCCGTCGAGGGCTGGCGCTGGCTCACCCCGGCGAATGCCCAGTGCAGCACAGAGCATCCCACGGATCGCCGACTCGGTTGGCGCCTCTTCGGTCAGTCGTTGCTGCAGCCGTGGCCCGGTACCATAGGCGGCCATGGGGCCCGCTAGCCTTAAAACTAGCTTAGGCATAGGCCACCTCCTTGCCAGCGCCCATGACTACCGCTAGGGCCCCGTCGATGGCTTCGTCCAAAGGCATTCCAAACCAGCCAGGATGGGTGGTAACTTCGGACTTATAAAGCGACTTATCGCCGTACATGCTGGCTAGTCGGTCCTGGTACTGACGCAAAGCGTCGGCGGCTTGATGCGGGATACTCTGAACCAAAAAGTCTTCATCGCCAACACAACTGTTGATCGGCACATGAAAAGCACCTACCAAGCTATACGGCTGAGCCGCTGTCACCTGCACCTGCACATAGTCTGGCTGGGTTAGGTGGCCCCGACTGCGAATATACCCAGTGGGCAAGGTGGCGCAAAATGCCGTAATGAACCCTTTGGCAAACTGCTGGGCTAGCTCGGGGTCGCCGATCAAGCGGGCCAGCTCAGTCACATTGACATTGGCATACCGGTAATAAACCGGCGAGATAATGGGCAGCTCCCCCAGGTGGCCAGCGCCAGACTTAGACTCTTCGTCCATCGGCTCAATATCGTCTTCGGCGGTGAAAAAGTCCAGCTCGCCGATCACTTGGCCCATGCCCTTGACATTGGTGATACCAAAGGAATTAACCGAGATCGCATCCGCCACCTGGGTGCAGCCATCGACGCTGGCCTCAGTCAGGCTGGCCATCATCCGGCCAAACAGTGCGACATCCCCTGGTACTTGCTGGCCTAGCTTGCCCAAGGCTTTGCGAATGCCCTGCAAATCCCTGGCGCTAGGCTTTTCAGGTGCTGGGGCCTTTTTGGGCTCGAGCGCCAAAGCCTCCCGGTAACGCCCGGCCCGCTCCAGCATATCTCCCAGTAGCACCGAATGGTCGGCGGCCAGGAGGGCAATGGTGTCCAGCTCATGCTCGGACAGGAATAGCAGGTTGCTGCTATCCTCCAGCATGGCCGGGATCAGGTTGTCGTCTTTGAGGTTGAACAAGCCCAACAAGAACCGGGCCACCATCAAGTTATCAGCGTCACCGCCCAAAAAGCCAGTGCAGCAGCAGGATAGGCGGCTGGCCAGTGCCTGATCATGGCGACGGCTACGGAAAGCCAAAGCCTTGCGGTCAACGGCCATCCATTCCCCATAGTGTTGCCGGGCGGCCCGTTTCTGGGACTGGCTGGATAGCCGGGCTCGCCAGCTACCGCCGTATTGGATCTTTTTGGGTGCCCCGGACTTGTCCCGGTTGGCATTGCTGGGCGGCAAGGCATGGATCAGGTGCAGTTCGATAAACATAAGGTTCCTCCCTTAAGGACTGGGCCTGGTGGCCACCCCCACGCCTGTGGGGCCTTTTTGGTTGTCGATCCACCCCCACCGGAGTGGGCCAGTTATTATGCTTGAACCACTCCCACCAGTGCAGGCTCAGCCGCAGGAGTCACCACCGCCACCGGCAGCAAGGACAGCAGCCCGCAACCATAAGCCTTCTCCCGGCCAATGCCGTTGACCATGGCATCAGCCAGCCGCTGGCTATGGGTCACCGTCAGGTAGCCGTCCACCACCGATACCTCGATGGGGAAGCTGCGGGTATAGTGCTCCCGCCGAACATGATCATGGTGTTTTTGCACCCGCACCTGGCGCACCTCGAAGGTAGCACCTAGCCGATCCTCCCTGGCCGCCAGCCAGTCAACGGCAGGCACCGGGTAACGACGGCATCGGCCATCCCGGTTGCTTTGGGCCACGGAGTTGAGCCCCAAGCGGAAGCGGTAACGCTCCCCAACCTTGAGCAGGCTAGGCTTAAACTCGAGCTTTACCTGGGCCTCATAGGCTTTAGGCCACTTGGGCTTTTCTACCGACTGCACCAGGATGGATCCGCCGTCAACCCGGAACAATGCCCCGACTTGGCTGCGGGGGTCTGGGCCCAGATCGTCAGGAAAGCCCGCCATCACATAGCGGTGCAAACTACCATGGCCTTCTGGCCTTGCAAAACGAGAAAGGTATAGCATTATCGTGATCCTCCGTAAACGGTTCTGTAATTGGCTTGCCGCAGCCAGTCCACCGCAGCAGTCTGGCTGGACAGGGTAAAGGTGTTGCTATCGAACCGCACCACCTGCAGCTCGACGCCTAGGCGGCCCTGGACTAGCTGGGCACCCCGGGCCTGACGTTGGCCGCCAATGATCAGGTGGTGTAGAAAAGCCTGATCCTCGGCGGCAATGGATCCGCTCTGAAAGTCCCGCTTGATCCGGCCCACCTGATCGCAAATATCTTTGACAGGCCGCTCCAAACTGATCGGCACCCCGGCAATGTGGTAGCTAGGTCTGGGCAGCGCTGGCACTATCTCCCAGGTAAAGCTGGACAGTTCACCAGAGTCCTGGTGGGTCCGCAGTCGCTCCAGCGTGGACTTAGCCGGCAGACCAGTATCGTGAAATAGCACTAGGTGCTTTTTACTGGGCCGGGCCCAGCGTCGTTGATAACTGTTGCCCTGGCCGATGGCCTCGCGCACCTGGTGGGCGGGCTTTACCTCCACCAGCGTGTCGTACTGGGTACCCGACACCACTACGTCAATCCTGTCCTGGCCTACGGGTACCTCAGTGCGGCCACCATGGCGCACCGCCCAGGCGTCCCTAATTATGTCGTGGGGAAAATTCATGTGGTTCCTCGTAACCCGACTAATGGCTTACAATTGGATAGTAACACTTTTTCGTTATCTGGAGAACCACATGGCCGACATCTTTACTTACCCCTGCATTGCCACCCCCCAAGGCACCGCCAGCCTGGCCGACCTACTGGCCAGCCCTGAAGCCTACACCGACATCAGCGAAGGCCACCTCACCCGCCAGGCGTTCCTACGCCTGCTGCTGGCTATGGCTAGTGTCACTATGGAAAACCAACCATTGCCGGGCGATATGCCGCTGTGGGGTTGCCCTGGCTGGCCAGGGTTCCTGCAAGTAACGGGCCTGCCGGAAGCCTCCACCCGTAGCCCGCAGGCCATCATGGACCTGATGGATGGATCCGGCCCCGCCCTGGTGCCCCGTAACTTCTTGGACAGACGGGTGAGCGAGGCCGACTTGATCAAGGCATTGATCACCGCCTACTTCTGCGATAGGCCCGGGCTCAAGGCACAGGTAAAGGGCCTGCCGATCAGCGGGCCTAAGCCCAGCCACATGGGCCAGCTAGTGGCCTGGAAGTGGGGCGATACCCTAGCAGACTTCCTGGAGCTCAACGCGGTGCCGGTATCGTCCTGGGTGCCCTGGTGGAAGCGCCCCATCGACTACGGCGAGACACTCGATGCTGACAACCCAGACCTAGTGCAATACCTCCTATGGCCATGGCGGCGACTGCAGGCGTTCAACGGCGGCATTGTCGTGGCCGCTGGGGTGAAATGCACCTTGACCGATCCCTGGGCCATTGGCCGGGCCAGCCTGCGCCACCTGAGCAAGGGCCTGGGCGAGTTCGAGCTAGCTGGGCCTGCCAGGGTGTCGGGCATGATCCTCAACCAGGCTAGCCCGCTGGCGTGGAAGGAATGGAGCGTGGCGGGGTAGTTCTGTGGTATAGTGTTGGCAGGAACCTTGACAACTTGGTGGTAAGTGGATCCCACTTCGGTGGGAGTGGATCGGTAACCGATCATTTTTTCTTCCTAGCCCCACCCCCCGTGGGGGTCCGTCGATCAGCGGTAGCTCCCCATCCCCACCCCCGTGGGGGTTTCTCTGGGGGTTTCTCTGGGAGTCTGTCTGCCATTGCCCGGGCCAGCCAGCCATCCCCACCCTGGTGGGAGTCTTTCCCTACATAAATGAGCCCACATAGTGGGAGTTTATCTTGACAGCCCTTGGCCCGCCTGCGTGGGAGTCCGTCGCCCTGGCTCAGCTAGCGCTCCCCACCGCCGTGGGGGTTTTTCCGATAGATCCCGCCTGTCCCACTCCGTGGGAGTCCATCGCCTAGGATCGGCTAGCCCCACCAGCGTGGGGGTAAATCCTACGTCGCCAAGTATCCCCACCATCGTGGGAGTTTAAGTGTACTACTTAAGTACACCTGTGTAACATTTTTTCAAAAGAAATTCTATCCGCAACTTTTCAAACCTGCACACCGCAAGGGTTTAGCGCCTTACCTCTAAAAGATAATAGGCATTAATTCCCCCAGGCCATTTTTCGGCCTATTTTGGATCCAAATACTCTCGCAAAGCAGCCTCGATCACAGTGCTGCGGTAGGAGCGATCCG